TGAAAAACACATTTGAAAAACACATTTGAAAAAAAAAGAAAATCTGGAAAAAACAAAAAAAAGAACCCATCTTTTTTATAGTTGCCACAATCCATATTTCTTAAACGCGTTTTTCTTAGTCTCGTCTCCAATCATCCAATTTGCATGAACAAGATAGGTTTCTTTCTCTGTACTCATATATTCTCTCTTCATATCCACCAAATACTCTGGAACATTCACAAAATCGTCTCCAAAAAACATAACTCCGTTTGGAAACAAAAAATGTGAAAATTGTACAAAATTCATAATTGGATGTTTTCGCAAAATGGCATTGACCAATACTTGGTCATTGGTTTGGTTTGTTTTATTTTGGATAATGGTTTTTACAAAATCTTTGTTTTTATTTGTTGCCAGCAATAACATACACCCAGTGCACGGCATATTCAAATCGGTTTGAAAACATGTATCGTATTCACGTTGATTTTTAAATTCCACATAAAATGGTACTACACTTTTTAGAACAACTGTATCCACGTCCAAATACCAAACGTCAATCCCCTGTTGCAATAATGTGTCAATAATATAATACCGCAAAAACGACATATTATTGAAATCCACACTTCCAAAATTAAAATTTTCGATATTTGTTCCAGAATTTCGGATATGAACTACGGGATAATTAAGCGCGGTGAATTCCATGAAAGATTCTTCGTCGGTGACATAAGAACAATGGTTTGTAATTCCGCATTCTCTCAGCGATTTAATATGGTTTTTTGCCATTTCAATGACTCCGTAGTTAAAAACGCTGATAAACTGCATATCCGTATATAACTTAAATATATTTATGCGGTTTTGGCATTAAATACTAAAAACCCTCACGCTGAATACCTTGGTCCCTTATTGTATGGTTTTGCATTTGGATTATTGTATGGTTTTGCATTTGGATTATTGTATGGTTTTGCATTTGGATTATTGTATGGTTTTGCATTTGGATTATTGTATGGTTTTGCATTTGGATTATTGTATGGTTTATAATTACCATTGCTATAAGGTTTTCCGGTCGGATTGCCACTTTGATTATTGTTGCAAAACAACAAATCGTTCATATTGACGCATCGAGAACTATTTTCAACCACGCTTACCGGAACCCATTTCTTAAACTTATTCTGAAAAACGCAATTCATCTTGTACTCTTTTTTCAAATCCACATATTTGTCCGGATTCACATTTTGAAAAGTATCTTCGTCCTCGCTTTCCTCCCCATAATCCACATTTTTATTCTCTCGGATGTTTCGGAATAAATTATTCATATACACACTCAATTGGCGCGTGCCAATATAAGCAATGTTGACATACGCATATCCCTTTGGCTTACCATCGTAAGCAAACAAATGATACACGTCGTTTTGTATATCTGCTGTGACGCGGAAGATCGCAGTCCGAAGCGTGGATTGCGCTGTATAATTCAAATCGGTCCTAGGAAATAGGATAACATCGGGTTCATATACCATTGCCTGTTCTTGTTTTTTCTTATACGTATGGTTCAAATAGGGCGAGATCGTCTCAGAAGACCGAAACTGGACATGGTGCGTCGCATAAGCAGTTTTGGTAACCATCGATTCGTAGAATTGCAATGATTCCAACAATGCATTGTCGCCTTTTACCAATGTCATATACGGCAGTGCAAACAGTGTGGACTTCAGATATTCGGTCATTAATGTGTGAAAATAGGTGAGTTTTTCACCAAAAGTGAACTGTTTGGTCGGCAGACCGCAGAAACTATACATGTCCTCAATGACAAACACCTGTTTTTCGTCAATGGTACACATTGTTCCATAAAGCACGGTTCCCAGTGCGAGCTTATATGGAACCTGGATATCAATTCTGACTACTTTCACAACTTTCTGATCTTTGTTGATGTCCATTAAGTAGCAAACGTCGTCTGCGCCATAATAGGTGAACCACGCAAACTGTTTTTTCCCATTCGGGACAGAAATGCAAATGTCGTAATTGGATGAAACTTTCTTATGCGCAAATGTTTCATAAGAAAGTTCTAATTTGGGAAAACGATGAACTAAATTTTCGATTTGATTGTGTGTTAATTCCATTGTTGTAAATAATGGCGAAATACGTTTATATACTTTTCAAAACTATAGGTAGTGTTTATTAATTTCCAAAGTATAGACAATTTGTTTTCCAAATTCTGGGCAAGGAGGTGTAGGCATGAATATATGATTGTCTTTGTACCAATTGTTTTTGGCGAGTTTCATGCACCAAAAGTTTCCGCGGTACCGAATCAGCATCTGTTCTTCGGGCGACCAATTTGTGATAATCAGTTTTCTGAAATCCCACACTTTGTCTATCATTTCCTCGTATTTTTTTGCTAGATATTCCTCGGTAATTTCGCTGTAATCCGTTGTAAATAAAAACGGCACGTCTCCGTATTTGCTGCGGATTAAAACATTGTCTTCAACAATGGGTATGCAGCCAGCCATAAGCGCCTCATAATGACGGTGGCAATCGATTCCATTGCCTTCTGGACTAATGACGAATTTGTATTTGGGAAGACTTTTGAAATATTCCACACCCTGCAACGAAATATTTGGGATTGATTTTGATTGCAGATTCTCTACAATTTTGGTTCGATTGATTGGATTGGTTCCGCGACGGCGTTGATCGGTTCCGGTACTTATTGCGCAGAGTACCAGATTTGCGTGATCACCGATTTGGAATTCGGTTGTCATATTTTTAAAATTGGAATACACGTAGGACATTCCAATCGTTGGGCCGGTTTGTCCGTCGAGTCCGTCGGTCGTGGATGCTTGCACAATTAATTGTTCTTCGTTGACAATTACTTTTTGCCATTGGCGCAATGAAAACATTTATGAATCTTTTATACAATTACTTTTATACATTTTCACCAGATATAGTGTTATTTTGCGTGAATGTATTTTCTACAGTTCCTGCATTGCAACTTTCATAAAAAACTTTGAAATTATTGATGGCCTGAACCATCTCGCCCTTAGTTTTGAACTGACAGTAATCTACCGACCCGTCAAAATAATTCCACGTGACCAACGTCTTTTTGCTGCCATAGGTCATTAAAAATTTGACAGACTCAATGTTCGAATATGCGCAATATTTGCTTATGGCGGTTTTATACTTTTCGAAAATGGCATGTATTTTTTTCTGAAAAATTGTAATTTCTTCCGGAACTAAATTCACAGAATTCGTTAAAAAATCTTTCACCCATTTTGTTCCGGAAAAATTAATTCCTTCCATTTTTGTATTAAATAGGAGTGCCAATGGAAAATTTTTGGCAACAGTATCTATTTCATTCATACAGTCAATCATAAGTTGCTTACCAACCACAACTAACGCTTCCAAAATATCACAGTGGGCGCGTTCCTTCATGTTCAAATTGTCTGCACGGATTAGCTCGTCTGATAAAAGGTCTTTGTTGATTTGATTCAAAATATACTGGTATATTGCATCCTTATTTTGTTCTCTCGTGCGTATATTATTCAAAAGAGGCCGGAGTTCCGTATATTCCATATGATTTATGTATCTATGGAACCCCGAAAAATATTTGTAAAAGTCGCGGATTTCCCTTTCTACCTCGATTGTGGAATCCATCATTATAACTACTTTCTCTTTTAACAAAACGCATTTATTCTGGGTATCTTCGCATTTTAATGCGAATCCTTCAATGGTTTCGCTGAATTTAATATAGTATTTTTTGGATTTTAAACAATCAAATACGATTTCGTTAATTCTTCGCGATGCATTTATAAAATCGTTGCCACATCCTTCATTGTGTTCATTCGGGTTTCGAGGAACCCCCCCGTTTTGTCTCATCCATTGGTAATAATGCGGATTGTGGACGACCCCCTTCTCTACTGTTCCCTTCGACCAACTGAACGCGGTTTTGCACTCGATGCACCACATTTGGTCGCATCCGTCTATTTTGGAAATACGCAGCCCACAGTTGGGACAGGGTCGCGTATTTTTACGCAATTCCTCCACCGTGTCGATGTCTTCTTGTTTGCAGACGTGGTCGGCTTTCTCTCCTTCAATTGCCAAAAAACATTTGGGGCACGTGAATTTGGTGCATATATCGCATTTATATTGGGTCGTTAACATACCGCGACAACCGTCGTTCTGGCACTGCATAACAAATTTGCGGGATTCCGCCGGCCCCTTGTTGTCCATCTCTCTCCGAACACGGTCGTATTCCACATAAAGTTTGTTGATTTCTGCCCTATGTTCAGCGACTTTCGCCATAATTTCCTTCAATTTCATATCGGATTCCGTCAATTGGCCGTATCGCAAAGCGCCATCATAGTACTCAGGAATCTTTGCAATTACACAATCCGCCAATATTTCTTTGCGATGGTTTTTGTAATCGGTTTCCATGAAAGATGCATTTAGAGAAGTCTTGGTGAATTCCAAACTCCATTTGTTTCGGCATTTCATACAGTGGGGTTCGGCGGTAATCCCGGTCAAATAGGTCCGGATGCATTCTTTGCATGCAGAATACTCGCAACTCGGGAAATAGCATTTTACCTCCGAATGGAGAGATTTATTATAATTTGAACAGCATACATTGCAAGACATTTATCTAGTATTACTGTATAATAACTTTTAAATCAATTATGGATAAAATTTGTTTGGTTTTTGACATTGACGAGACGATTTTGCAATTTGGTCCCGACCATTTTTCACCGGAAAAATTTGAGTATGAAGAAAACCTGATTGGAAAAGACAGAACGGTTATCCGCCCTGGACTCAAAAAATTCATAGATTTTGTAAAATCAAATGGAGAGAAAATCATTCTGGGCATTTGGACCTATGGAACCCAAGAATATGCCGAAAAGGTGGCGAAACGGATTGAACAAAAATACAACAATTCAGAACCGCTGTTTCAATTTGTGTATTCCAGAGAGAATATGACTACAGGGATGCTGGATAAGGAGCTGGATTTTATTGTGGACAAACAATCCGAACTCGGAATTACCAAAGCCAATACATTTTTGGTTGATAATCGGCCCGCAAACGTCATTCATCGGAAGAATCGTAATAATGGAATTATTGTGGAGTCATTTAATGGCGATCCTAGTAAAAAAGACGCAAAAATGTTTGAGAATTTGCAAAAAATTTCAAAAGGTTTGTTGGCAAATGGTAAGATTCCCAAAAGATATATGACTCAATTTTATGTCAGTGGAGAGAAAACACCGGTTGCAAGCATTGGGTCCACTTTTGACGATGGGTTAACGCCGGTTCCTGTAAAAAAGACGCGAAAACAAAAAAAAATAGGAGGTAATAAGAGAACAAGGTGTGTATAAATACATTCGGTGTGTATAAATACATTTGGTATACGTAAACAAGAGAACACTGCGTGTATAAACAAATAAATATAAAGTCTTTTCTCTATGATTCATAAATGGGAAACGGTATTTCCAATCTAATTAATTTTGAAACATTGAAAGAAATGCAAGCCATATTAATTCACACAATGGATGAAACCGAGAAAGTGCTCATTTCGGGAACGGTAGTTGCAGAGAAGGAAACAGAAAAGATAAACAATATGATGTCTAAAAATGATTATGAAAAGGACATAATCATTTATGGGAGAAATTGCCATGAATATGAAAAATTGGTGAAAAAACAGAAACAATTGGTTTCTCTCGGATTCAAACATGTTCATATCTATTTGGGTGGGATGTTTGAGTGGTTGTTGTTGCAAGATGTCTATGGACAAAAAGAATTTCCAACTGAAAAAAAAGGGGAGATCTTGGATTTCAAGTAGGGAAACCTACGGTTATTCCGCCCTTCGGGCTTACGCCCTACGACCCCTTCCCTTTTTCTTTTTATTTTTATTTTTTCTACAACTTTTCTTTTTTTCTACAACTTTTATTTTTTATAATTTCCAACTTTTCTTTTTTATTTTTTCCAACTTTTCTTTTTTATAATTTCCAACTTTTCTTTTTATTTTTTTCCAACTTTTCTTTTTATTTTTTTCCAACTTTTCTTTTTATTTTTTTCCAACTTTTCTTTTTATTTTTTTCCAACTTTTCTTTTTATTTTTTTCCAACTTTTCTTTTTATTTTTTTCCAACTTTTCTTTTTATTTTTCTTTTTTTTCCAACTTTCTTTTTATTTTTCTTTTTTTCCAACTTTCTTTTTTCTTATATATATATTTTTTCTACAAATTACTCATACTCCAGGTGCACCGCGATCCACGATACCGAATGGCGCGTTGCTCTAACAACATTATGCGCGGTTAAAATTACGGGATTTTCGGGATTTATGAACGCATACGTGCTATGTCCAGGGTCGTCCGGGCCAGTTGGGTATTCTCTGCGGACAAGTTTATCCATGTATATGTTTGAAAGCGCGTATTCAATATTCGCTCCAAGTGTATGCCCACTACTCGGGTTCGGGTTGAGTGTAGTCGCGGGGTGGCGATACATTTCTCCCGCCAAACTTTGATACTGGACGTACAATTCGCCCAGCGTGGCATTGTCCTCCAATACTCCTTCGTGGAATAATCCAATTTTTTGGGTATATGGCGGAATTGCAAAGTGTGTGTCCGCGATTCTTACTCTGGGATACTTCCATTCCTTCCAGTTTTGATAATTCAAATTAAACCGAATCTTTGATTGTACAATTGCACTAGTGCTTGCGTAAATTTCATTGCTTTCGGACAATATAAATTGCTTGATGTCGCTCAACAACGAATTTGGGTTCAACTGCATGTTGTAGTTCATATAGCACTTTATGTAATGATTGTCGATGCAGATCATAATTCCGAACAAAGTTGGGCAGTTTATACTGAGTCGTTGGAAACGCTCAATTGCAACCGCTCTGTATCTGGACATCGTTTGTTTTGGGATAGGGATTTCTTTCTTTTTCAACTGTATCTTTACGGTTGGACACATTGGGCAAAATGGAGGTATCCCATTTTTAACACACCTTTGTATCCATTGATTGCCGCACGTTTCGTGGCACTTGTGTTGTATTATTTTTTCACTTGTTTGTACTTCGTGCATACACATTTCCTTCTTTACACTGTCATATTCTTCGTAGCATATGCTACACACTTCGGGTTCTTCTGTTGTTGCAGGATTATCGGTCGCAGGCTTATCGGTCGCAGGCTTAGCACCTCCTATCTTTTGGGTCGCAAGCTTATCGGTCGCAGGATTGGCACCTCCAATCTTGTCGGTGACAATCGCAAGCTTATCGGTCTCCTTCTCGACCACAGTCTCATTGTTTTTCTTAGCAGTTCTTGGCATTTTGGTGAATACATATTTATTTTATTTTATAATACCAAACAAAAACAAAAAAAGACTTCAATTTTAGGGGAACCTACGGTTCCGCTTCGCTTACCCTTCCCTAAGGGAGGGTTCAAAAGGGGTAAGCGAAGCGGAACCTACGGTTCCCTTTAAAATTGAAAAATAAAACCGATTTAAAACAAAGAGTACAAATTATAATAACTATTCATAAAATGACTGACTTAGCAAAACAGTACCAAAAGAAAACCGACAAGCAACACATTCTCGATAATCCCGATACTTACATCGGGTCCATTGAAAATGTGGACGAGCGCTTATGGATTTACGACGAATCAACTTTGCAAATGGCAAACAAGGAAATCCATTACATTCCCGGTCTGTACAAATTGTACGACGAGGGGGTCGTTAATTGCAGAGACCACGTTATCCGCATGATTCAAAAGCACAAGGTTAGTGAAAGGGACACCAAGTTGGTGACATACATCAACATTGATATTTCGGAGGACGGAACTATCACGATGGAGAATGACGGCAACGGCATTGATGTTGCCAAGCACCCCGAGCACAATGTCTGGATTCCCGAGATGATTTTTGGACAGCTCCGCACTTCCACCAATTACGACAAGGACGAGAAGCGCATTGTCGGCGGCAAAAACGGTTTTGGATTCAAACTCGTTTTAATCTGGTCTTCCGAAGGAAGCGTCGAAACCTTTGACCATATTCGCGGACTCAAGTATGTGCAAACATTTACCCGAAATTTGGACATCATTTCGGAGCCGGTTATAACCAAGATGAAAGGCACGAAGCCTTATACCAAGGTGTCTTTCAAGCCCGATTATCGCCGATTCGGTATCAGCGGTCTAACTCCCGATATGATTGCCCTGATGAAAAAGCGATTCTACGACATTTGCGCGGTGACCGACCAGTCCGAGAAGAAAATCAAGTTCGCGTACAACGGTGTTCCATCCTCCATCAAGAATTTCCAACAATACATTGATTTGTACATTGCCTCCGCGAAGCGCGTCTACGAGGCGTCCGAATGTGGTCGCTGGGAATATGCGGTTGCGTTGGCGCCAAACCACGAATTCACCCAGGTGTCGTTTGTCAATGGCATCTGCACATACAAGGGCGGCAAGCACGTGGAGTACATTGTGGGACAAATTGTGCGAAAATTGGTGGATTTCATTGAGAAGAAGAAGAAGGTCCGCGTGAATTCGGCCGCCATCAAGGAACAACTCATTCTGTTCTTACGTTGCGATATTGAGAATCCGGCGTTCGACAGTCAGACGAAGGATTTTATGAACACGCCCTCCAACAAGTTTGGGTCATCGTGTTCCGTGAGCGACGGATTTGTGGAGAAAGTTGCCAAGATGGGTGTCATGGAAACCGCGTGCGATTTGACACAGGCCAAAGAGAAGAATACGGCGGCTAAGAAGACCGACGGGTCCAAGACGAAGAATGTTCGCGGAATTGAGAATTTCATGGACGCCAATTTGAGCGGAACCCCGCAATCGGGTAATTGCATTTTGATTTTGTGTGAGGGACTCAGTGCAATGTCCGGTATTGTTTCCGGATTGTCTTCTGAAGACCGTAATATTATTGGAATCTATCCTTTGCGTGGAAAACTGCTCAATGTGCGCGGCGAGTCTGTGAAGAAAATCACGGACAACAAGGAAATAACCGATTTGAAGAAAATCCTAGGTCTGGAAAACGGGCGCGAATACAAAACGATTGAAGATGTTAACCAGCATTTGCGGTACGGGAAAATCATGATTATGTGCGATCAAGATACGGACGGGTCGCATATCAAGGGACTTTGCATCAATTTGTTCCATTGTGAGTGGAAATCGTTGACGATGATACCCGGGTTCATTTCGTTCATGAACACGCCGATTCTTCGTGCATCCAAAAGCGGAAAAACCCTGTCGTTTTACAACGACGGCGAATACAATGTCTGGAAAACCGCGACGGCGGACTCGGCAACCTGGAAAATCAAGTATTTTAAGGGTTTGGGAACATCCAAATCCGACGAGTTCAAGGAGTATTTCGCAAACAAGAAAATCGTGGATTTCGTCTATGAGAACAGCGACGATGTCATTGACAAGGTGTTCAATGATAAGCGAGCCAACGATAGAAAGACGTGGCTCATTGAGAAATACGACAAGACCGCGTTCTTAGATACCAGCAGACCGAGTGTTTCCTACGGCGATTTCATAGATAATGAGCTGATCCATTTCAGCAATTATGATTGTGCACGTTCCATTCCGTCGATGATTGACGGACTCAAGATCAGTTTGCGCAAAATATTGTTCAGTGCGTTCAAGCGTAATTTGACCAGCGAAATCAAGGTCGCGCAGTTCTCCGGATACGTTTCCGAAAACAGTTCGTACCATCACGGTGAGGCGAGTTTGAACGGAGCCATTGTCAATATGGCGCAAAATTTCGTTGGATCCAACAATGTGAATTTGCTGGAGCCCAATGGTCAATTCGGCACCAGGTTGCAGGGCGGCGACGATTCTGCGTCGGAAAGATATATCTTCACGGCATTGAACCCGTTGACCAGGTATGTATTTCCCGATTTGGACGACGCGGTTCTCAACTATTTGGACGATGATGGTACCCAGGTGGAGCCCGAGTATTATGTTCCAATCATTCCATTTGCTTTGGTCAATGGAATCAAGGGAATCGGCACAGGATTTTCGTGTTCTATCCCGCCGTACAACCCTTCGGACCTAATTGGCAATCTCAAGAAGATGCTGAAGGGCGAGGAAGATTTGAAGGAACTCGTTCCTTACTACGAGGGGTTCAAGGGAACCATTGAAAAGATTGAGGCCGACAAGTATTTAATCAAAGGAGTTATGGAACGCGCGGGTCCAGACACGGTTGTCATAACGGAATTGCCGATTGGCAAGTGGACCATGCAATATACGAAGGCGTTGGAAGATATGATGGACGGGGGCGTGGACAAAGACGGGAAGAAAGTTGCGCCGACTATTAAGGAGTTCACATCATTATGTACCGAAGTCAATGTGAATTTCACGGTAGTGTTTCCGAAGGGTAAGTTGGACGAGATTGGAATGGAAGGCGCCGAGAAACTGTTGAAGTTGAGCACCACGATTAAGACATCCAATATCCATATGTTTGGGTCAGATCGAAAACTCAAAAAGTATGAGAATGTGGAAGACCTCGTTCGCGACTATTATGTTGTTCGATTGGATATATATGGTAAGCGTAAGGCCCATTTATTGGATGCGCTTTCTAAGAAGACAATGTTGCTAACAAACAAGGCGAGATACATTGAATATAACCTGATTGATAAGATTGATTTGCGCAGGAAGACCGCGGATGCAGTGGACGCAATGTTGACATCACATTCGTTTGACAAGGTGGACGGTGAGTACAAGTATTTAGTGAAAATGCCGATGGATTCGGTGACGAATGAAAATGTGGATAAGTTGAGAAAGGAACGCGACGAAACTGTCAAGGAGCTGGAGGTTCTGAGACAGACAACTTTAGAACAAATGTGGATGCGCGAATTAGATACATTGGAAACCAAGTATACGCAGTATAAGAAGATACGCGAGGATTTGCAGAATGTTGTTCCAAAAAAATCAAAGGTAGCTCCAAAGAAAGTGGTTGCAAAAAAATAAAAAAGAAAGGGAAAAAATAAAAAAGAAAGGGAAAAAATAAAAAAGAAAGGGAAGGGGTCGTAGGGGAAACCGTGGCCGGGGCGCTTCGGATCACCGTTTGTACCCCCCACTTTTTTTCGTCATAATATACAAATATGTCTTCATCGTTGATTATGCGTTCGAGCCGTTTATGGTGTTTGAACAGACAAGCCATTATTTATGACAAAACCCAAACTGCATCCGAAAAACAGAACATTAGCACTAAGATGCGTTATTCACAATTGGTGAATTCGGGGGCAAATCGTTCGACTGTTCAAGGAACTTTAGTAAGACCAACGGTGGTTCCTTTAACAAACTAAAGGCGAAGCCTAACGGCTTATCCCTTATTTTGTTTTCATATAATATATTATAAATGAAGAAGCCTGTGCGACAGCTAGATGGATTTTACCATGTTGAGGGAAAGAAGTGGCCCGAGCTTTTCGGCTCCCGTATTCAAGTAATGAACGGAACTTCGTACAAAACTACCGGTGGATTATGTAAGAAGGATTTGTTGATGAACAAGTGGGGCCGTATCGTGAGTGCGAAGAAATACAAGACCGCCAAGAAGGAGAAACGTTTAGAGAAAGCTGGTTATTTTGCCAAAAAGGGCAAATTTGGCTACGTTAAGAAGAGTGCCAAGAAGAACAAGAGCCAGAAGAACAAATAAAAGAAACCTACGGTTAAGGACGCAAAGCGTCCGACCGTCGGGCGCTTGCATCCGTAGGATGCTTAGGCCCTTTCTCTTTGACTCTTCCCTTAAACAATAATTTTTAATTAAACATTTAATTAAAAATCTGTATTTAAGATATAAAATGCCCAAGAAAAGTGTAAGATGCCGAAGGAAGTCCGCCGGACGTTGCAGAACCGCCAAAAAGTCTTGTCAGTATGTTAATACCAAGAAAAGCCGATACTGCAGACGCACAGTGAAGAAATAAATAGTTTAGTTAAAAATCTAACTTATTTAACAATAAGAATATAAAAAATAGTTTATATTGTTATCATTCAAATGGACTCAAAACATTTAGACGAAATTCTGGAAAAGGTCTCTCAAATTTACAACAAGTACAAATCCGACCCTTATATGGAATCCAAAGTCCATAATTATATTTGCAACCAGCTCTCTACGACACTTGAAAACATTGAGCGCAATCACACCGAAAGAGCCCAACGAATGGAAGATTTGACTGCAGAGCAGTATGCGTTTATCCAATCTTTCATGTTTCACAACCACTATTTCTATCACCCGAGTACAGAGAACTTTTTCTATTATGACGGCCAAACCTATGTGCAAAACAGCGAGGACGAGGTTCTCTACCACGTATTGTCCTCTTTGAGCCAAGACCGCAATCTGATTTCGTGGAAACACAAGACCAAGGTCTCCATTATGAAACGCATCAAGGACAACCACATTTACCAGACCATTCCAGAATCCGCAACAATCCAGCACGTATTGAACAGTTTGTACCCCGCGGTTTTCTCTACAAAGGTGGAGGCGAAATACTTTTTAACGATTTTAGGCGACAACATTATGCGCAAAGAGAGTACAACGACCAATTTATCTATTGTAGGCGATAATGTATTACGCAAAGAAAATACGTTGATCCACATCATTTCTTCGTCTGCCAAATCATTAATCAACATTTTGAATTCGTTCAGCCAGGTTTGGTTCGGAACCAATTTGATGCAATCTTTCAAATTCAAGTATCACGCGGAACACAATTACTCGCAAATCCGCCTTCTCAATAGTAGCGTCGGCACAATCAATTTGAATGAAATCGGATTAGACTTATTATGTGTGGCGTGCCACTATTCAAACCGTTATGGCAATTCGAACAACTATTTGGTGAAGCACAGCAATGATGACAAGTTTATTAATTCAGTTCTTTACTTGAAACAGATGACACCCGACATATTAATTGGTATGTTTGCCTCCGAATATATTCGCATAACGCCCGGCAATGCCAAGATCACAACCAACAATGGCATCGTTTTGAACGAAATCATATTTAAACCGACCCAAATCAGTTGGAAAAACATGCTTTATTTGTGGAAACATTATTTGGAATCCAAGCATTTGCCCAATGTGGTTTTCACAAATAAGTTGAAAAGCCGATTGACCGAATTGTTTGCGAATCAATACAATGCAGAGACGGATACATTTAATGGAATAAATAGTAAATATTTACCGAGCGTCTGCAGGTTCCTGCAGTTCTGGGACGAGACAATGGTCTCGGACAATTCCGAGATGGAATTGGAGGTGGGTGAAGTCGCATCCATTTTCAAGTTTTGGTGCGAGAACAACAGAGAATCGGTTGTTAACATTAGTGAAAAACAGATTGCGGATTTGATTACGCATTATTACCCGGATACCGACATGGAGTCGGACAAGTATATTTATAAGATGCGGAACACGTTGTGGGATAAGAATCTGGATATCCAAATGGCGATGGATGATTTGAAAGATAAAATGGGAATTGTGGATGCGTCCGTAAACAACACGATTTCGTCCTATGATGCCTACGTCCACTATTGCAATTATGTGAATCGTGTTGGTACAAGAAAACGCAGCAATGGGAATATGGCGAGCATTTCTCTGTTGGTGAGCAAACAATACTTTGATAAGATTCTCAACTTTTAAAGAATTTTTATCCTATAATGTCATCCATATGATATGAGATTATAATATTAAAAATAAGGGAATAAACATTTCTCTACATGTTTATGTAAGCAACAATGTCTAACAAATCCAAAAAATATTTATTAATCGTGGAATCCAGCAGTAAATGCGGAAGCATCGAAACATATCTCGGCTCCAACTACAAATGCATTTCGTGCAACGGCCACATCCGCGTAATCAACGACCTGAAAAACATTGATGTTAAGGGCGATTTTGAAACGACGTACACCGTGGATCCCGACAAAAAAACCCATATTTCAAAGATGGAATCTGTCATCTCTGCATTCCCCAAAGAAAATATTCTTTTAGCAACTGACCACGACAGAGAAGGCGAGGCCATTGCATGGCATATCTGCGAAGTGTTTGACCTACCCGTACTAACCACCCGCCGAATTCTGTTTCATGAAGTCACCAAACCCGCATTGTTGAAAGCAGTAGAGAACCCGGGAACCATCGATATGGATATGGTGAGAGCCCAGCAAGCACGCCAAGTCCTGGATTTGCTGGTGGGTTTCACCATCTCTCCACTTTTATGGAAATACGTGTTCAAGAATAACCAGAACGCATTGTCTGCTGGGCGATGCCAGACCCCCGCATTGCGACTCGTTTACGAGAACGACCTGGAAGCGAAGACAAAAGCAGAGAACAGTCGGCAAAAACACAGGATCCAGGCGTGTTTTTTCCCGCAAAATCTGATGTTCGAATTGCAAAAAGAATTTGAAACAGAGACCGAAGTGTGCGAATTCCTTTCTCTCTCTGCATCTCATCCACATAAATTCATGGTTTATCCACAGAAATTGTCGGAGAGAACGCCCCCGAAACCATTCAATACCTCGGCTTTACTTCAACAAGCCAACAATCTGTTGCACATTGGCGCGAAGGAAACCATGGCATGTTGCCAAACACTTTATCAATTGGGTCATATCACCTATATGCGAACAGAGAACCGCAAATACTCGCCGATTTTCATTGATACCGCAACGAAATACATTTCTGGAAAATGGACGGACAAACACGTGCACCCAACATTGATGGAACTGAACGGGAACGCGGACACCGAGAACCCCCACGAGGCCATTCGCGTAACCAATCTGAATATGCAGAGCCTGGTTCTCATCGGGGATAAGAACACGGGTGCTATTGAACGCGTTTACCGAATGATTTGGCAAAACACCGTGCAAAGTTGTATGGCGCCGGCCACATTCAATATGATTCCCTTAGAGATCGATGCACCCAAAGACAATTTGTACAAATATACATTTGAAATTCCCAAGTTTGGCGGATTCTTAGACGCAGTTGAGAAAACTGTGGATAAAACCGGTTTCTCTGTAGAACTCATTTCATCCATGTCTCTACGATTCCAAGCCCTGAAAAACAAAACGGTCAATTACAATTACATTCAGTCGGTCGTCGGATTCACAAACCGCCATTCGCGGTATTCCGAAGCGGGGTTAATCAGCAAGTTGGAAGACCTCGGAATCGGCCGTCCGTCCACTTTCTCTATGTTGATTGATGTCATTCAAACCAGAAAGTATGTGGAGAAAACCGATGTTCAAGGCATTTCAGTAGAATGCCACGAGTATTTCTTAAGGGCGGACGAGAAGGTGCCGACCGCAAAACCAGTCAAGAAAACAATGGGCGCGGAACACGGAAAACTGGTCATTGACCCAATGGGTATTGTCGTGATCGAATTCCTCATGAAACATTTCAACAACCTTTTCTCCTACAACTATACCAAACAAATGGAGGAACGGTTGGACCAGGTTGCATCGGGCAAAGAACGCTGGAACAATGTGTGCAAAGATGTGTATGGAGAGATACAGAAGATGGTGAAAGAAGTCAATAAAATAGAGAAAAAGGTGTACAACATTGATGAAAACTATTCTCTCGTTTTTTTTAAAGACGGGTTCCTTTTAAAACACAAGAGTTTATTAACGGAAGAAGGCAAACCTCTCCTGAAATCGGTGAAGAAAGGACTCAAAATAGACATTGCCAAGTTGGAAGCCGGCGGATATACTTACGAGGATTTGGCGGAAACCGAGAGAAGAATTCTGGGAATCTGGAATGATTATGAGATCGAACTGAAACCGGGCAAATTTGGTGCATACGTGGAATACGGAGATGACAAAAAGGTTTCTCTCAACAAACTGAAAAAAACACTGGACAAAATAGTTTTAGAAGATGTTGTTCCTTTTTTGGAAGAAGAAAAGCCGGCGACCACGGTACTGCGTGTTTTATCGCCGACACTCAGCGTTCGCAATGGTAAATTTGGTCCTTATATTTTCTATAAAACAGAGAAGATGAAAAAACCCAAATTCTTTGATTTAAAAGGATTTGACCAAGGGTTTGGCAATTGCGATGCGGAAGAATTGATTGAATGGATTAAGAACACGCACATTAGGGGAACCAAGGTATTATGAGAAGCTTCGCTTCTCTTACGCCCGATGACCCCTCCTTTTGATATTTTTCATTATGTTATTATTGGTATGGGATCAAAAGGGAACGACGAGTTCCCTTTATTTTATGGACCTATATATAAATGGCAAACTGCGGACAAAGTATTGTGTTCCTAATTGTTTTCTATATTATCGCATTCATCTATGTCAAGGAACCTCATTATAAGTATTTCGGATACATTATGCTAGTCATTGTCTATCTTTTTTCTCTCGGCATCATGTTGCAAAACGCCAGTGCAATAACAGTGGGATTTCAACCGTTTAAAGCCGCATTTTTGCAAAATGTGGGTGTGAAAAACGTGTTTATGTTGTTCGCTTTCTCTATTATCGTCTTCAATTTATACAGTTTAGGACGCGTGGTAGAAGCGTATTGGTTCAAAACGAAATCGATGAAATCCTTTGATTTGAAACTCAGTCAACGCCACAAAAATAATTTGCGCAATTTTGACAACTCGTTCATTGTTGGAAATGTTGCAGCATCGCTGTTGCTTTTTTCGTTCGTGGGGATTGGCGACACTGGAATCGAATTTATTGAAAATATCAAAATTGCAATGACAACTGGAAGCAAACCGCCCATTATCTTTATACAGGCGTTTTTGTTTTTTATTTCGTTTGTCTGTGTTTGGGTAGAGACCACGTTCTCTACGATGTTTGCGAATATTAAGCGTGATTAAGGTAGGGGAACTACGTTCCCCCTACGACCCCCTCCTAAAAATAAAGATTAAAGGAGGGGGTAATTACAATGTCTTCATAAGGTAGGGGAACTACGTTCCCCCTACGACCCCCTCCTAAAAATAATTTTTTTAAAGATTTTTATTAAAAATAATTTTTTTAAAGATTTTTATTAAAACTTTTAATTAGTATGGGTTCATAAGGGAACGACGAGTTTCCTTATTTCTCCACCAATAATATATAAATGCAGGAAGTTTATACATTATACATGATTCGCATGATTATGACTGGAATTGTTTTGTTCAGCGCCGTTCATTATGGCGCAATGATTTTTGATTTCAATTTAGCTGAATATTTGAATTTGGTTTTCTTTCGCGTCTTCAGAAAACGCGGTATCGTCGATAAAGTAATTTACGCTATCTTTGCAATTTGCGCACTAATTCTCGCGTTTAATCGCACCACGTGGCTCCCTTTTTTAGGCGAAACTGTGTTGCCTTCTGCCGTGGTCCCGTTGAAAACCAATGTCGGCGATACCACAGTGGATGTCAAAGTCGCTCCTAACACCAAGGTTGTGTTTTGGGCGGCCAAACCGGGATCCAATCCGGAAACCAAAGTGGAGCAGGCTTACGACGATTATAGCAACAGCGGGGTTGTTTTAGCCAATGATTTGGGCGTTGCTACGCTTACCTTTAACAAGGGAACAGAATATGTGGTTCCGTCGGGCAAACAATTGAAGAGCCACGTGCATTATCGGGAGTTCAATGATAAGATTGGGATGATGGGACCGGTCCGAAGTGTCTTTATATAAAGGAAACCTACGGTTTCCTTTTGAACCTTCCCTTTTGAATAATAGTTTATATAATCCATTATTATATAAATAAAAATGGCAGATAATTCAGATGATGAACTGCCTCCAGAGCTTGAATCGTTATATAATTATAACACCGAGACAAAAGGTAATAAACTCATTCTTGTTCAAACAAATACTTCTACCAATAAAGAATCACCCCTTGAATTAACCATTGGCGATTGTATTCGGTTTATAAGAAGACCAAATAATTTGGATGAAACCATATCTGCAAAAATAATTGGATTCTTGAAATCCCAAGGTGGCGAAATAAGAGGCATTCAATATTTACCTTGGAAACCTCAAAATAAACGGTATGCCAACCCTACTGTTCCACCAAGAGCAATTTTATTAGATGATTTTTCGCCATTGGGTGATTATAAAACTATTAAAAAAGTAAATTGCAATGAACAACATGCATCTTATAGTTTGGTAAAATCTCGTATCTCGTCAACAATTATTAAAAATAAAGGTGGAAAAAAACGCACAAAAAAATACAAATTAAAAAAACGTGGCCCTAAAAAACAAATAAGTGTTCGTCTCCGAGCGAAGCGAGGGATTAAGCGAAGTTAAACTAAAAAAAATAAAAAAAACGTTTGTCTCCGAGTGAAACGAGGTATAGGAGGGTTCATAAGGGAACGTAGTTCTCTTAAAATACATAGAGACAATTTCATAGTATTTACACAAATGAAATACTACGAAACAAATTACGAGGATTATTTAAAGGCCGTGAAAAACTTCAATCTTCACCCCGAACTCGCCCCTTATTTTGCAAAATTCCCCACAAATGTCCACAATTTAACCAATCTCATCTTTTACGGCCCGCCCGGCGTTGGAAAGAACAGCCAAATGTTGCACGCCATCCAGAAATACAGCCCCAGCGGTCTCAGCCACGACAAGAAAATCTGTATACAAACAGAGAAATACACTTATCAGTACCATATCAGCGATATTCACTACGAAATCGACATGTCTCTCCTCGGATGCAATTCCAAACTGATTTGGCACGACATTGTTCAGCAAATCGTGGACATTGTTTCTGTGAAACCCGACAAGATCGGCATCATAGTTTGCAAGAATTTCCATTTAATCCATTCCGAACTCTTAGAGATATTTTACAGTTATATCCAGGAATACAATACCAAGTTCTCTGTGATTCAGTTGCGATTCATCATTGTATCAGAACACATCAGTTTTCTTCCCAACAACATTTTGGATGCATGTGAAGTCATCAACGTGAGACGCCCCGAAAAACAACTTTATGTAGAGATGGTGAAACAACAACCGAAAATGCGCAAATACAACAAGGAAACCAACACGACAGAAGACGAATTTGTCCACAAAGTATCGAATTGCCGTGTGAAAAACGACCGCGAGGAGAATACGTGCGAACTCATTGAATCCACCGATATGAGCACGGTTCTCAACATCAAAGAACTCAATTATTTTGACAAGACGGATGCGATGCCCGACGACGTTTTCAATACCATTTGCGACACGGTCATTGCCCAAATGATGACGCCGGATAAATTGGTCCACGCCACATTTCGCGACGCTCTCTACGACATTTTGATTTACAATTTGGATGCGGTGGAATGCGTTTGGTACATTTTTTCGTATTTCGTAGAGAACGATTTATTAAAGGGGCAAGACGTGAGCGATGTGCTCACACGGATGTACAATTTTCTGAAGTATTTCAATAATAATTACAGGCCGATTTACCATTTAGAAAGTATTATGCATTACATAATAATCAAAACATTTGGATACGATGAATTACCAAAAAGCCTGTAAAATACTTGGACTTAATGAAGATGTGAATGTAGAGACGGTAAGAAAACAGTATAAAATGATGGCGCTCAAATTCCACCCGGACAAAAACAAATCGCCGAACGCCAATGCGGAATACCAGGAAATCAAGGAGGCGCATGATTTCCTGATGAATAAAAACGATTTCTCTCAACCGGGGTCGTGGTCGGCATCGGTCGCCTCCTTTTTCGAAACGCTTTACAACAATCAGCATTTGCAGAAACGCGTGTTCCATCCCCTGTTAATGAAAATCATTGGAACATGCGAGACCGAGATTTTTGAAAAAATGGATGTGCGTCGTGCCCAAAAAATATATGAAATCCTGTTGAAATACCGGGACTACCTGCATCTCTCTACACAGTTTTTGGAGAAGGTGTGTGAAATCATTGAACAAAAAACGGCAACAACTACTCAAATAACCGAAATCATTGTTCTGAATCCGAACTTGGACGATTTGTTCAACCAGTCTGTTTATAAATTAAAAGTTGGAGAGAACGATTTTTGTCTGGTTCCGCTTTGGCATAGCGAACTCATATATGACAAACACAATTTGCAGGTGCAGTGCGAACCCGAATTGCCGGAAAATGTGCAGTTAGACGAATACAACAATGTGCACATTTGGTTAAAGTATGGGATCGGCGAATTATGGGTTAAAAATATAATCAACTTTGTTTTAGGGTCGCAGACGTTTGAACTCCAAACGGAGTCGTTGCGGTTGAAAAAAGAACAGTATATTGTGCTGGAAAAAAAGGGAATCCTCGTTCCGAACAAAATCAATATATTTAGTGTGAAAGACGTTTCCGATATTTATGTGCACATTGAGATTGAATAAAATATCCGCATATTATAAATATGGAAATCGATCATCATAGTCAGGTCGCATCATTGTCAATCCGAAAATTTGTATCTATTTGTATAATCGGCCACGGATCCCCCGTTAATTTAAAAAACCCTATTTTTACTTCTTTACCGCTTGTTAAGACACAATATATTGTACCTTTTGGAAACTCGGCATATTTAACGGATAAACAGGAGGATGACGCTTTGAAAATACTTGCAACTAAGCCTCCGAGTAGATTAAATACGATAGCCGATTATATAACATTTACTGACAATATGTATAAACTAGCAGATTCCAATGCACTAAAACAGACGGCATATGCCAAACATTATAAAGAAAAAATAAATCCGCAAAGAGTACTCTCGGTTGAATCGCACAACGGTATAAATAAAAAATTTGTATTTGACGACCCCATCCGTTCCGGAGTGTATATATTGCATCATAATATAAATAATGGTATCCCCACTCCATTTAAATTGAGTAATGAATTATTTCCGTTTTCGGATTCTGCATATCGTGCTACATTGGAAGAAATTATTAACGTTATCAGCAGCGATCGATATTTTAATCTTGGAACACACGATTATATTTATGCAATCGATGCCACGTGCAATGAAGTGGTTTCTAGAAATGACGAAATCGCCGAAACTGATGCAAACCGGGAAAGAGGGAGACGTGCAAATGCGCGGTATTATCAGGAAACGGTTAAAGAATTTAATAAGGATCCAGAAAAAATGGAGAAACCATATTTTGACCGCAGGTATGTTTACGACAACGGAACTAGAAAAGCTCGTGGAAAAAAAAATCTAAAAAGAAAAAGTGTGAAAAATCTGAAAAAAAGAAAAAGACAAAAGAAGTAAAGTGCTTCGTCCAATTATTTAACAAAGATTGAAAAAATATTTGTATAATGTATAATAATGAGTGATATGGATATCGCTGCCCCGTCCGTGGAAACAGCCAGGTACAATGCCCCGTCTGCAAGGAATAAAGATTTTGCGTTTCTATCAACCAGTCAATTAACCGCAGTTGGAGCATCGAAAATGTTAAATACAACGGCTCGTGCTGACCAAGGTTTTAGTACAGTGTTTGCACCTAGACAAACTGAGGATGATTTTTTGATTGGAGAATTTAAACGTAATAAGTTTAACGAATACGATGTGTATGACGAGTTTTTATTATACAAAGAATTTGGCACAAAAGGTTTTTCCCCAAAAATACACGCGGTAATTAGTCGCGGAAAACAAGTCAGTTTGCCCATATTTTTGAGTCGTATACATCATGATAAAAGCAATATTATGCAGCATATTACACCAGATGTAAAATTTCTAATTGAAAAAAAACAATGCGACAAATTAATTTTTAAAGTATTTCAACGTGGATATACCAGAGTCAATTACACCATTTTTTTTACGGAACTTCGCAAATTTATTCAGGAGATTGTGAAATCTGGGTATTATAATACAGATATTAAAATTCCAAATTTGTGTATTGACGAAAGAACTGGTAAATTTTTAATGATTGACCTTGACCCAAATTTTGTAAAAATAATACCAGTTAGTGATAGAACTCATGAAATCATGGAGCATTATGTAAATTATATGATTTACCAGGTGTATATCTATTTAACAGTTGCATGTAGAGAATCCGTTCATTTTAGCGAGACTGGTATTTACGGTCTTAGTTTGTATAAAATGATGAAATTTATTTGTAAAAAAAACATTGGAGCAAAAAATGGTGAAGATATTTTAGACCCGTTGTATATGTTATATTGGTATAGTAGCCAAGTTAACAATGGCGAATATGATGATTTTCGGACATCTAGTAATAACATAAATATTGAAGATACTACACATGATGCAGAGATTGCAGTGATTTCACATAATACTATGACATTTTTTAATGATATTGTTTTAAATGCAATCGGTAATGTTCGTATTCCCACATATACACCCGCTGAAAGTTTCATGCATACTCAAGTTCCTACTCAAAATCCACCAATTGCCATAGCAAATATTCCTTCTCCGCCACAAAAAAAATCGTGGTTTTCATCTATTTCATCTAGTATTATGAGAACACTTGGTTTGGGCAAATCTAAGAAAACTTCGAAAAAACGCAAACTGCGAATAATTACAAAAAGACGGAATAAAACACGCAGCAAATAAAAAAACACACAGCAATTAAAAAAACACGCAGCCATTAAAAAAACAAAACACTTTTGTTTTTTTATACCTTAATTTCACCCGAATATAAAATCACATTTGCAATGTTGGCAATAATATGCAATGTGCAATGCGCATAAGTAGAATGCCAATGAAGGTTTTGTGAATAGTAATAAACGCCCAATCCGTAAAAACAGACCGCAATAAACGTGAGTGTATAATATTCGCGCGCATACTCGGCACCATAAGCACTATGCAGTTGGCGCGATAGTGCATATTTTATAAAAAACATATCCAGATACCGCCTCCATGAATAGTCGGGTTTTCTCCAGTAATTTACAGATGTCAAAAATGCACCACCTGGGTAAATGGACAATCCATAGTATCCATTGTACATGGCATACATAGACGACCCGAGAGATAAAAAAGAAACGTTGTAGATAATGGAATAGTGTTCTTCGCGCAATCCATATTGGGGGTTCATCTATAAAAAGTTGTTATAATTTGTTTTTATCTTTTCTTTATAAAATGGTCCAGGGTTGAAGATTTACTTATGTTTTTGCCCCAGTAAGAGTTGGGCTTTGGTTTAACCTGTGGTTCTAAGCCTTCGTCTAAGCCTTCGTCTAAGCCTTCGTCTAAGCCTTCGGCTTCAAACATCATTTCTTCTTCTTCCGACGAATCCGTGGCATCATATCCGTGCTTGGCGCATTTATCTTCAAAATCCTGCATTTCAAAATGGCGAATCAGGGTTTTGAAACAGGATTCGAGCATATCGTCGATTTCATTGCTGGTCTGGGTTTCCGGATTTTCCAAGTATTTTCCAATAAGTTTTTTAATTCGGGGTACGTATTTCTGCAGTTTCTGATTGTATTCCTCTATCTCTGCGGATTTTTCCGGATTTGCATTTGCTAAATAGTTATTGTATCGTTTTTTGCTGGTAAGCAGTTTGAGCGTGAGTTGGTCGATTGCATTCATTGTATACTTTATCCACACATAGAAACTATCACGCCATTAACGTCCGAGTTTAATTTAGTTTTATTCAGCTCGACCAAAAGGCGTTCTTTGGCATCCGCTATGTATCGTTGCACCAAATTTTGGATTTGTGAAAATTGACGTTTCGCGCGCCAAATACTCGCCATCTCGGCGCTGTTGCATGCATAACCGTCGGAGTTATCATATATTTTTTGTACTTTTTGTATCAGTGCGTTGGTGATTTTATCGTTCGGGTTCATGGGAATTTGTCCGCCGAGCCAATACTGACCCTTCGACCAAGATGCCTTTGTGTCGGCGATGTAATCAATAACTATGGGGTCAGTTGGGGCGAAAGTTGCTAATTCTAAAAAGGTTGGTTCAAACATTGTATTTTATACTTTTCATAAAATACAAAAAATTTCTTCAATTTTAGGAGAACCTACGGTTCCAGAGAAGCTTTGCTTCTCTGAATCCGTAGGTTCCCTTAAAAGGCCAACAGAATTTCTTTCCCAACATACTGGTGAATCCCGTCCACAATAGTTTGGTCAAAGATTTCTTCCGGAAAAGCAATGGAATTGCGACAATCGGGTCTGCAACTGGGCATAATTTCATCAATCAAAAAAACCACGTATTTTTTATTCAACAAATGGTCGAGAATCAGGTCGTAATTGTCTATTTCCAAATGTTGTTCAAAAGTGATCACGGGGCGACACGTATCAATGATTTGATTTGCGCCTAAAATGACTTTGTACTCCATTCCCTCCACATCCAAATGAATGTATCCAATATTTTCAATCTCTCCATTCTGAAATAAATGATCCAACGTAATTGCGTGAACTTTGTTTCGACCCTGGGTCCCCGGTTCAAATGTGCAATGGTACATGTCGTCGTTCGTCGAAAGCGTCTCCATCTTATTGCTGACTGCGGTTTGAAATGTTTTGACGTTGTCAATATCGTTGTGTTTGCACATTTCATTGATGAAATGGCAGTTCTCTAACGATGGGTCAATTGCGTAAATAGTCGCTTCGCTAATTCGCTTAGGTTCGCCAACACTGCGTTTGGATTCGCTAATTCGCTTAGCCCAAGGTATCGTATTGTCCCCTATCCACGCCCCCAAATCAATTATGTTGTTTTTAATTATGCCGACATTCATCAAATACACGTGCATCCGTCTAAACAAAACCTCGTCGCCATTCCGTGATGCAAACGTTTGTGAAAACGGGTGATCAATTAATTTTATTGTGGTATTGTTATCATTGGTAAAAATACAACTCATATATGTTTATAAAACATTACATCAGCGATGAAATAAACGAACCCTTATAGGTTTCTACGCCGGTGTGATCCAAATTAATGGTGACATCCGCATAAACGAATCCGCCCATCTTTTGCCATCTGTGGCAAAACATCCAGTCCTCTGAGAAATAATGCCCATCTTCCACGCCACAATCAAATAATGCAAAAGCAAAATCGTTTTCCTTACCTGAAAGAAAAGACACGTCGTCCACGTATTTGGTTTGGGGGAACGCCTTGGACATCAGATCAATGACGGTGCGTTTAATCAACATAAACCCGGTTGCCAAATGCTTGACCTTAATCAAATTATTATCGATTTCCAACATATTTGAACTGTGGTTGATGTTGTATCGCACCATATTAGTCTGAACGTATTCTTTGTTTGAGAATGCCTCTTTCAACTGCGACTGAGCCTTGCGTTTTAAAATTTCACTAATTGCATTGGGATTTTTCGCCAACTTATCAAATTCATAGTTCTTGATTGGATAAATTCCACCCACGATGGGTTTGTCCGCCACTAGAAGTTTGAGAATGTCAAAAGGGCTCCAGGTAATATCGGCGTCAATAAAGAGAAAATGGGTTGCCGTAGGAATATTCATTGCCTTGGCAATCAAATTGTTTCGGGCGCGGGACACGAGACTGTCGTTTCGGCAAAAGTGGATGGTTGCTGTTATACCGAGGTCCTTGCACATGAACATGGTTTGCAAAAGGGACTCGGTATAAGTGACGTACATACTACTGTTGTAGCAGGGAGTTAAAATGATAATGTGAGGTCTGACCCTTTCAATGTACTCGGTAATGGCTTTTGGGATTCCGGTCTTTGATCCAGGTTGCGGTTCAGAATTAATTTCTTCTATTTGGTATCGGACGCCTGACATTTATAAGGGATATTGGTGCAAAATCTTTATGCTGTTTTTGGAATAAAAGAAACTGTAGGTTTTGCAAATAAGTATTTGAAAAAATAACATTATAAAAAATGTCATTTTTTAATGCATTAGTCATAATGCATTTAGCCAACGTAGGGAGTCGAACCCTAGACCTTATCCTTACTAAGGACATGCTCTAACCAACTGAGCTACATCGGCAAAGGTTTTTGTTTTTATTGTTTTTTGGTTTTTTGTTTTTTGTTTTTTAAGGGAACTCAAAAAGGAGGGGTAAGCGAAGCGGAACGTAGGTTTCATTTAAGCAACAACAGCCTTGATGAAGTGGATCTTCAGGTACTTCTGGAGATTGAAGTAAGTGAGGACCTCGTCCTTGCCAATCTTTAAGAGGGTAGCAAGCTTGGCATCAGGGTTGATCTGTCTGCCAGATACCTTATCCTTAAGGTTGTTGGCGGTGATGTAGGCATTGATGCCCTTGCTGACCTCAACACGGGACATCATGGTGCCAGTCTCCTTTCCGAGGAAGACAGTAAGCTCCTCACTGATGACGGAGGGCTTAACAAAGCCGGAGGGCTGTCTGTTGCCACTGGAAGCCTTCTTGGCCTTCTTGGACTTGGTGGCGGCCTTCAACTCGCGGGAAACCGACTTCTCGAGGAGCTTGTAGTCGGCCTTCATGGAAGAGAGGATGGTGGTGACCTGCTGGATCTTGGAGCCAAAGTCGTTCAACTTGGAAGCAAGGGTGGAAGCATCAACAGTGGTCTCGACTGCGGGAGTCTCGACGGCAACAGGTGCAACAACGGGGGTCTCAACAACAGGAGCAGGGGTGGCAGCAGCCTTGGCCTTCTTCTCGGCCTTGGGCTTCTTCTCAACAGCGGGGGTAGTATCAACAGTGACAGTGACAGTGGGGGTAGCAACAGGGGCATCAGTCTTAGTAGTAGTTTTGCGGACCATTTCTTATTATACACTCTATAGTGTTAGTTTTTTAAGTAGTTTTACGCATTTGTATTTATGACACATTGTTAATGCATATTCTGGTGTTGAAAAACATTTCGCCTAAATCTTTTTCAACAAAAGGAAATTCGATAAATCATTATTGTACAATCGAAAAATAATTTTCATACAACCATGGCAATTGGGCTCGTGCATTCAAAGAAACCAGGGTTAGTCCCGACAAAAAGTACATTGCGCCCAGTTGTTTATGCTCGTCGTCTAAACCGCTATGCACTAAAATCTCGGCCATTTTGACAACCATTGAAACCGTCAGATTGACTTGTCCTGCGCCAAACACTTCTGGAGAGAAGGGTGAAATGTAGGGGCAAATTCGGTTTCTCAATGAGTGGGGTATGCGGTGCCAAAGCTGGTTAATTTTCAGAATGAGATAATAGAGACGGTCTTCATTCAGATTGGATAACCATTGTCGGTTTGAATAATTCCCAAGACTGTCAATATGGATGAAGAGATCAGTAATTCTTTGGTTTAACGGCATTTGTTGCAACCCCTCGTAACGTGCGAAAAAAGCTTGTTCTCGGGTTGTTTGTTGCTCTACAAAAATGTTTGCAGACTCGTGAATGGTTCCAATGTCTTTAAACAAGTCGTTTCCGGGAAACAGAATGTTGGTCAGTTTCACCACCTTCACCATTTTGGTTCCAAAGGGGACTTTCATGTTTTCTCTGTTGTATGGGTTCTCAAACTTTTTATTTTTGGTTGCCATCGTGCAGAGAGATTTAATATCAAACCCATAATTAACATTGTGTGTTGTGTCGACGTATTGTATAAAATATAAGTATGGAATTTCTTTCAATGGTTCCAAAGTGTAGAAATCGGTCTCATTAACACAGTTCTCTCGACTTCCTTTTAATTTAATCCAGTTAATAACCAAGTGTCGACGGAATGTTTTCTGGATTTTTACGGAGGAAACTTCCTTTTTGATTTGATCCTCGATGCGCTGCTTAACATCGCCTTTGTTTCCGGAAACCCGTATGTTCATGTCTTTTGCATACTGTTTCAGTTCGGGCAATTTGCATTTGGATAAATCTATTTTTGAAATTTCTTTATATGATTGAGCGGCTGGTCTTGCCATCTTAGAAAGCATATTCTATAATGGTTCAATAGAGAATATTATAAATCACTTTTCAAATAAATAATTAATTAAGGGAAATAAGGGAACTCGTCGTTCCCTTATGAACCCATACTAATATTAATATTAAGAGATATTGTATTACGGTTTCAATTAAAGGAGGGTTCATAAGGGAACCTTGGTTCCCTTAATTAAAAGGAGTTGAAAAACATTCTCCAAAAAATCAGAGTCTAAGAAATCGTAAAATTGAAAAATATCAAAACTATACTATTGAAATTATAAAATCCAAAACAAAAGTTTTAGAACACATATAAAGCCAAAGCACTATTACCACTATACAAGATAAAATGTCCTCAACTAAGTCTCAACCTATTGTCCTCGATGTTAACGCCTGGGTCCCTGATGCGATTCGCTTCACTCCCCCCAAGGTAAATGATAAGCAAGGAAAGTCAATCAATATTATCAGCAATCAAACCGGTCGTGGTCTCCATATTTCGTCGCCCCTTTTAACTACCTGGGGTATCAGCGATTTCGTAGATCAGCAGACCGGTGTTTCCGACGGAAAGTTCAGCATCTCGCTCACTTTCCCTAATGAGGAGTATGCAACCAAGAATTCCACTATGTTTTTAGATAAGATCAAGGCGTTTGAGACCGCGATTTTGAATGAGGCGGTCAAGAACTCCGAGTTATGGTGGGGTGAGAAGCTCACCTTAGATATCCTCAAGTACAGTTTCTTCCCTGTGCTAAAGTTCCCTAAGATTAAGGGAACCAAGAAGCCCGATTTAACCAAGAGTCCCACTATTAGTGCAAAGGTGCCTTTCTACGAGAAGGACAATCGATGGAATGTCGAGTTGTATGATACCAATGGCACTTTGATATTCCCCTGCGATAACGACGAGATGACTCCTGCTCACTTTGTTCCCAAGCTCAGTAATGTTGCCTGCGTTTTGCAGTGCGGTGGTATTTGGATTGGTGGAAAGGGATGGGGTGTCACATGGAAGTTGGTCCAGGCGGTAGTTAAGCCCAAGGAGGTAGTGAGCGTATTTGGCAAGTGCCACATCAAGTTGTCTGAAGATGAGAAGCAAACCATTGAGAACCACGACGTCGAGGCCGAGGAGGAGGTGAACTCGGTTCCTGCGCCTGCACCTGTATCAACTATGGTTGAGGACAGTGATGAGGAGGAGGAGGAACCTGCACCAGCAGTTGTTGCAAAGCCTGTTGCAAAGCCTGTAGTTGTTGAGAAGCCTGTAGTTGTCGAGAAGCCTGTAGAGGAAGCCCCTGCTGCAGTTGAGAAGAAGGTTGTCAAGAAGGTTGTCAAGAAGGCGGCTTAAATCGTGAATAATCGAATGAGTAAAAAGGTAAGTATATATATTTGTGTTTTTTTCATTTTTATTTTACAAAAAATATTCAAATACTTTTTGTAAATTTGGAAAAAGAAACCTGGAAAAAGAAAACCTGGAAAAAACGAAGTTGGAAGAAATGCTTTTTTTGTAAAATGCTTTTTTAACAAGTAATAATATAATGAAGGGAACAAACAAAAAGAAGAGGCGCAATCTAAAAAAAACAGTCAAACAATTGAATTGCAGTCCGCTCGTAAAAAACAAAAAAGTGGTTTCCAATTCATGCATGACATCCGATGTTCTTTTAAAGATTCGCGACGAATACAACAAAGATCACGACAAAAAAATCGTAGCAACAAAACCAGCACTCATTTGGCACGAGCTCCGGATGAAATTAGATACCAAAGATGAGAGAAAATGGGTTGACGAAATTGACAACGCCAATTTGCGCGCTCAAATCAAAAAACAGCTTTTCGCCCCAGAGTCCCCACCCGAATGGTTGAAAAATCCCAATGAATGGCTAACCAATTATGACATTGATATGGTGATGGAGCAGTACGAAATGAAAAATAAAGATTTCAAATATTTAGGAACAACCCCGATTGATTACGATTATATTGTAGACACTAAGTCGCACACGTGCGTTGAAGACGACCTTTGCAAATTCGATTTGAAAGAACTGATGAGCCAGGGCAAACACAGGTTTGCATCCGTATTCAATTTAGATAAACACGACCAGTCAGGATCGCATTGGGTATCGGTCTTCATTGATGTGAATAAGAGAATCATTATGTTTTTCGACAGTGCATCCGGATCAGTTCCAAAGAAGATAACCGAGTTTGTTAACAACGTTAAGGAACAGGGATTGAAACAAAACATCGTCTTCAAATACATTGCGGGTAAAAAGAGACACCAAAGTGGCGGAACCGAATGCGGTGTGTACTCAATCCATTTTATTATTCAGATGTTGGAACAGCCGGATAAAGCGATGCAGATATTCTTATATGGAAAAATACCAGACAAAGAAGTAGAGAAATACCGAAAAATATATTTTAATGAGCCCGAAAATGTATAGTAATATATATAATGGTTCAAACAGTTAACAAAAAAAATAAAAGAAACAATAAAACCAGTCGCACACGGAAGCGCAAGCTTATAGGTGGCAGACCAATCTTTATAAAAACAGTCGCTCAATACAAAGACGGTATTTTGTTGAAATACATTATTCAGAGAAACAAAATGGATAAGGGTCAACAAGAAGGGTATGCAAAATTGCATAAAGTATTTTATTCTTTGAAAGAACCTTCCAATTTTTGGGATATTTTAAATTTTGATGCCAAAAAAATGAAACTGTTGACCAAACCGTTTTTTTCGCCATCAAATCCAGAGAATACAAAACTGGACAAAATAGACAACCAAACAATTGTCATTAATAGTTTGGAAGATATCGAAGATGTCCGAATTGCAAATCAAATCATTCAAAACATAATGAATGACACGAGAATTCCCAAATCTTCACAAAAATATGATAACAATATACCGGCGTTTATTCAAGAGTATAAGAAATTGATTAAACCAAACGAGCAAAACGAAGGTATATTTTTGGCAAACACAAATATAACCAAAGGTCGAAAAATGTTGAAAACCCCCGTGTTTTTAAATATCATTGGGAAAAAATATGGATATATAACTAACGAATTGCATGATTTGGAAGACCTTCAACAACAAATGGATGCTCCTCCAGTAGGAACCGTTAATACACAAAGTACCTCAGCAGTAGCAGCGGCAATTCCACAACCGGATGTTGTTGTCCCCAAACATATTCAATTTTCCCGCCGATTAAAAGATAAAATTGCTTCTGCTAAATCATAATAAATGCCTTTTCTCTCATGACTTTGTGTGGAAACATCCAATTTATAAAGTAATATGCGCCCGTGGTTTTTTCAAGGAATCCGTTCATCATTTGCACAATGGTTTCGTTGGGACCGATGTCGTCAATCCATATCATTTTGTAATCCAGGTTTTGTTTTTGCAATTTGCGCAAACATTCCATGAAACCCTGGAAAAATAGATCCGGTGTGAGTCCATTGTTTATGGATGCGACCAGCCGGAGTCCTTTTTTTACCTGAATTGCGGGTTTTTTAAGACCGTTTTTTCTCTCTTCTTTTAAGGCTTCGCCTTTTTCATAGAGTGTATGTGCATCCTCTATGAAATACATCGCCAATACGTTGCCTTTCTCGCAAAACGCATACACAAACAATATCTCTGCATCAATCCTGGATTTGATTGCACCAATATCAATGGCAACCACAAAATCGTAGAGAACATTCGGTTTGAACAGTCGGTGCACCGTATCAAACATAATCGCCCAGTTCTGTCGATACACCTGAACAATGTTGCGAATCCTTTGTTTTGTCTTGCTTACATTTATTTGGAACAAACTCGTAGAGAAAGTAAAGATGGGAACAGCGCCTTCGCATTTGCCAACATCTTTTTTCAAAAGTCCGATGCGCACGTCTGGATTGTGTCTTCGCACATTGTAGTCGTGCGTGGATATCAGATTGCGACTGATATTTTTGGATTTATACGCGCGATCAACAGAGATATAGGTCAAATAATTGGCGGACCGACATTCATTGGCCGGATGATAAAATGTGCGCACTGGATACGAAGCAATGCAACCCTTCGGTTCAGGGAACAAATGGATTTCCACATTGGTGCTGAGAATATCAAATTGTTTTTCAGAAGACTTCCCTGTAGATACATAGTTCTTTTCATTGTAAAACGAGAGAAAGGGGGTATCAAAATGCCCACTAAACCGGGCTTTCAGGTCTTTCTCTACGACTGTGTATAAAAAATCATCCGCTTCAATGTAAAAACACTGAAGCAGTTCTGCAAAATATTTTATATAGGTGTCGTTTAGTTCATAATAACTTATGGTTTTTATTTGGATAGCATTAGAGAACTTGTTTTTATAGGGGAAAAGTTGCATTTCTCTGCTGGATTTTGAAAACACATTGTGGTAATCGTAGGTGTGATAGACCGGCATGTGTGCCCAGAATGGATATTTGATGCAAATATAGAAATACCGGATGACCAAAAATAAAAGTATTCCATAAAATACAATCTCTTGGACATACATTTTTCTCTATGCGCAGATTCTATTCTTGCAAAATTGAACTTATTGGGGGAAACAAAATGATAAATATAAAAATTATATTACTTATCATTTATTGAAAATGCAAACACGAAGTCAAACCAGAAACTTAGCAATCGCACAATCGCAAGCGTTAGCACCGACCAAGGTTTTAACCAAGGTCTTAGCGCCGACCAAGGTCTTAACCAAGGTCTTAGCGCCGACCAAGGTCTTAGAGTCGACCAAGGTCTTAACCACCCGAATTCTTCCCGACTCTATCAAAAATGTCTTCTATGACTCCGAATACACATTGTATATGCCCCAATATCTACAAAAACCATTGGACATTGATTTCGACGAAGCAAGCGAGGCATGGCGAGCCAACAAAATCTCCATCGGAAATGGCCAGTACAAATACAAGAAACGGATTACGACGATAAAGATGTAAACCAATTATTGTCTAAACCTAGCAGCAGCAGCTAATATTTTAGCTAATGGATCTGACGTAGATGCTAATGCTTCTGGCAAAGGTTTTCTCGAGTTTTCAAGACGCCGTTTATAATTATTAATAGGATTTGTGTATTTCTCTTGCATGATTGTGTATATATCAAATGTCATAACGGAAGGTCGTCTTGCGTCTTTAAGTTTTTGTTGTTCTGCAATTTTTATTGCGTTTATTTGATCCATTGAAAGTTGGGTTCCGGTATCTTTCGCAAATTGAATGGTTTCTTTTCCGCGATTTGGTTGTCTTTTATTATCGTGTTCAAAATATTTTTTTTCAAGTTCTTCTTCGTTGGCTTCTTTTAAATGAATATGCGGAACAGGCACCAAATCAAAAGGTTCTAGTTTTGTTGAAACGTATTCTTTAAAAACGGCATTTTCAGGCAAATCCCAATATCCTCCACCAATTCTTAAACTTAACATTGCTTGCCATTCGTATAAAAAATAATTCAAAAACTTTTCATATTTCCATTTTAAAATATCTCCAATAACATTTGCAAGTCGTTCATACCGAGTATCAATTTTTCCGACTTCAATATTCTTATCTTTTTTAATAAATTCATCAATTGTTATTGAAGGTTTATTTTCAAACAACATTTTTTCACTTTCTTCGAGAATGATTGGATAATCGCCAACTAAATCGCAAATCCATTTTGGTTGTTTTTGTGCGTCGGAATTGTCATCTTTTTTGTTCATGATAAATAGCATTTTTATCAAAAAACCGTCTGGGTGTTCAGTCAAATAGCCCTTCATTGTTGAAGTCTCCTTTATACCGACAATCGGAAACCAAGACCCTGTAAAAATACTATATCCTGGGTTGCTTGTTCCAGTCGTCCTAAAGTAACATATGTTGGGTGTTGGCCATAAATTTGGATTATTGACTGGTATACTTACTAACAAACGAAATGATTTCCCCCCTTGATTCAGAATAAATGGTTCAATTGGACCATGTGCAGAAGCAGTGGCTGCAGAAGCAGTGGGCAGCACATCTTTAGTTGGCGGTGCAGGTAATAACCAGGTATTTGTAAAACCAGTATGTGCAGAAGCAGTGGGTGGTGGTGCAGGTAATAAACCAGTATGTGCAGAAGCAGTGGCAGAAGCTGTTTTCATTCTTGGTGAGTCAGTTTTCTTTTTTGGCAAAGCTTTTTTCGTTTTTGGCGAAGTCGTTTTCGTTCTTACTGAAGCCGTTTTCGTTCTTGAAGCACTTGCTGAAGCCGTTTTCATTCTTGGTGTTCTTCTTGTTGTTTCAGTTGTTAAACCACTATCGATTGAAGCAGCAGTAGTTTTTGCTCTTCGCCTAGTATTCTGAGATGATTCCGAATCACTATTAATTTTTCTTTTGTTGTTGTTTGTTTGTTCCATTTATTTATACAATATTAGTATAAATAAAAAATTATTTATTGAATTTCCTAATAATAAATAATATCAAAATCGCTCAAAAAATCTTTTCCATAAAGGTCGGATGACATTGTCGATGTATTCTTCCGGTGTGATTTATTCAATGGTGGACTTTTTGTTTTTACAGTACATTTTTGTTGTAATTTTGCGCGTTCAAAAACTTTTGACATGTAAATTCATCATATGGTTTTTTCTTCATATATTTATATAATGTCGCATGAAGAATTCTTGCATAATGTCGCTATATCTAATAAAGAAATGGTAAAAAAATGCTTAGATAGAGGTGCCAATGTCAATGTAAAAGGCACTGATGGTAAAACTGCTCTAATTATATCTATAGAAAGAAAAGAAATAGATTTAATTAGAATACTAATTAATTCGGGTGCCGATGTTAATTTAGCTGATAATAATGGAGTCAGCCCATTGATATACGCTTTGTTAATTAACCCTATCGATATAAGAATATTGAATCGGTTATTGGAGGCAGGTGCCGATGTTAATTTAGCTGATAATAATGGAGTCAGCCCATTGATATACGCTTTGTTAATTAACCCTATCGATATAAGAATAGTGAATATGTTATTGGAGAGAAATGCCGATCCAAATACAAGAGATAATCTAGGTATTTCGGTATACGAATATGCTCAAAGTACAAATAACGACGATATAGTAGAATTAATAGTAGATAGTGGTGCTCAACCTGATGTAGAAAATGTAGTTCAACCTGAACTACCGGCCAGCAATTTATTTCAGGTTCATCTTATTTTTCGTGATTTTGAATTTGACAGATTTATGGAAATTATAAGGACTGAACTCGGAAGACGTGAAATTAGCCTGTCAACATCTGGAGACGAATTATTGGAACCACTTATTGATTATGCAACTGCTAATCTTGTACGAGAAAAGGTGGATGTACTTAATGGAATAAATACAAAAATAAAAACGTATAGCGACAAAAATATAAGAGCAGTTCAAGATACTATTAAATACATTTTAGCACAACCTAAAGAATTTATAAATCAATACATTGATAATTTTATAATTGACTGTTTGCATGCAAATAGTGGTGTACATTCTGAAAGTTGTATTCCAGGCCAATATGAAAGAGTTTTTTTGTCATTACATCATGTTTTTTTTGCAAAGTGTAAAGATAATAAAGATGAAAAAATGTGCCCTCCTGACTACCGTGAATTATTACCTTTATTTCCACCGGATTACGATGGTATATTTAAAGTATGGTATGATAAAGAAGACCCTGACGGCGATGGATTTGTTGAAATGACCAAAGAAGAAAAAGAAGAATACCTCGTTAAAAAAAAAGCAGAATTTCGTAAATTTATAGTTGATACAATTGAGATGGATAAAGAAGGAATTGATATATATTTAAATAAAATTGTTAACGGAAGACCAACACTTGAAGCTTTTTATTTTAATATGTATGGTGAAGGTAAACGCAAAAAAAATAAAACAAAGAAAGGTATTTTGCGCAGAAATCATACAAAAAGACGTAATAAAAAATCCACAAATAAAAAATCCACAAATAAAAAATCCACAAATAAAAAATCTAAAAGAAAATAAAATCATTTATTGAATTTCTTAATAATAAATATATCAAAATCGCTCAAAAAATCTTTTCCATAAAGGTCGGATGAGTGAGACCGATAATGATCCGATGAAAGATGCCGATAATGGTCAATGTATTCATCGGGTGTAAAATCGTGATCCACCGTGAAAAGCGTCATTCGGATTTTTTTCTGGTTATACCAGTATGTTTTGCGGATACTTTTTGCATCGTCCTCCTCCATAAAATCATTGATATAGTCCTTAAATGAACGTTTGTCCATTTTTTGCACATTCTCTTCATGGTCTTCTACTTCGTACATCACTTTTTCCATTTTTATTAAACAAAATAGTTGGAAAATCTTTATTCTCTTTTAAAAACAATATAAAAATATTGTTCCTAGAATATATAGAAAACATAAATATAAAAATGGTATTAACAACTGACAACAACAATTATTCAAATGATTCGAAATACGAAGAATATTTCAAATTATTTAATTATGAACTCAGCCCTTTTCAGAAACACGCAATCCAAGGCATTGTGGATGGGAATCACGTATTGGTTACAGCGGCGACTGGTTCCGGCAAAACTTTACCCGCGGAATTTGCAATCCGGCATTTTACGGGGTTGGGTAAACGCGTCATCTATTGTTCACCCATCAAAGCACTTTCCAATCAAAAGACATTTGATTTTACGCAAAAGTATCCTGACATAACTTTTGGACTATTAACCGGCGATATCAAAACAAACCCGACTGCACAGGTTCTCATAATGACAACTGAGATTCTGATGAATCAATTGTTCACCCAATCTGCAAACCGAACTGAATCGTCGCTATCCTTTTCAATGGACATAGAGAACGAATTGGGGTGCGTGGTTTTTGACGAGTTTCATTATATCAATGACGAACACCGAGGCCACGTATGGGAACAATCCATATTGATGCTACCGCAACATGTGCAGATGGTTATGCTTTCGGCGACGCTGGATGACCCGGTCAAGTCGGCGCGGTGGATTGAAAACCGAAGTGAAACAATTGTTAGCGACAAGCTTAGCGACAATCTTAGCGACAAGCTTAGCGACAAGCTTAGCGACAAGCTTAGTAAACAGGTCGTGATTTGTTCCACCGATAAGCGTGTCGTGCCATTGACCCATTATTTGTATTTGAATGGAACCGAAGGGTTTTACAAGAAGATGAAGGATAAAGAAACGGAAGCCCGATTTCGCAAATCCGTGGATAAATGTTTGCCCATCCGGTCCGCCGACGGGGTTTTCAATGAAACCACATACAAAGAAGCCAAAAATGTTCTGGATGCATTGTCGGGGAACGACGTGTTTCTCAAACGCAAAAACGTTTTGAACAATTTATTTGCCCATCTGAGAGACCAAGATATGTTGCCTGCGATTTGTTTCGTTTTTTCCAGAAAAGCGGTGGAGCAGTGCGCCGAAGAAATCACAACACCTTTAATTAATGATGACTCTCAAAGGGCACCGCTTTGCTTAAGGCCTGACAGCTGTATGACCCCTCCTTTTAATGATGAGTGTAGCAATAGTTCTCTTAAAGGAGGGTTCGTAAGGGAACCATCGGTTTCCTTACAGTGCGAGTCCATTCTGAAACGTCTGCCGAACTGGAGAGAATATTATGGACTGCCCGAATATCAGAATTTGGTGAGACTTTTGGAAAAGGGAATCGGAATCCATCATTCGGGGATGGTGCCTGTGTTGAGAGAAATTGTAGAATTCATGATTTCCAAGAAATACATCAAGGTTCTTTTTGCAACCGAAAGTTTTGCCATTGGTCTGGATTGCCCCATTAAGACCGCGGTCTTCATCAATTTGAAGAAATACGATGGCGGAGATTCACCCAGATACCTTTTGCCCCACGAATACACGCAGATGGCAGGTCGCGCAGGTCGCCGAGGCATTGACACAGTTGGACACGTGGTCCATTGTTCAAACCTGTTCGAACTCCCGTCCATGACCACTTACAAAGAAGTATTGTGTGGACTTCCGCAAAAACTAGAAAGTAAATTCCAGATTTATTATTCGGTTATCTTAAATCTTTTCAAAAATGCGGAAAAAGTATCGGTCAAAGACATTGAGAATTTCATTATGAAATCCATGTTGCAAACCGAAATGAATAGTGTGGTTGCGGGATTGTTGAGAGAAGTTGAAGATACAGAAAAAAAAATTTTGCAGAAAGAACAAGGATTGGATAATTTGAAAACTGCAAAAGAAACACTCAAGACCTATTCGGATTTGCTGTCAAAGATGGAATTCGCGGCAAACAAGAAGAGAAAGGAGATTGACATTAGTATCCGCAAAATGTTTGCGGAGAACCCGAATTTGGAGAAAGACTACGTTTTCTACATTGATTATTTGCGGTTAACAAAAGCATTGGATGATACTCGATCCAGATTGCGCGCAAACCAGCGGTATATTGTAGACAAAGTTGAGCGACTCCTGCGGATTTTGGTAGAAGTGAATGTTATTCAAAAGGTAAATGAAACCGAATACGCCCTGATTGCAGACGTGGTTTCCGAAATCAACCCGATTTTAATTACCCACCTTCTAAATAAATGGAACCAATTTGATGAATTTGGACCGAATGATTTGGTGGCATTTTTCAGTCTTTTCACGGATGTGCGTGTCAATGAGGAATCGCGGATTTTTCCTGGGTTTTCAAATTATTGCGACAATCCTTTTATGAACGAGAAAATCAAATCGTTTGAATATGCGCGGACAGAATTATGGAATACGGAAGTGTCGCACGGAATTCATATGAAAAACTCAGGATTAGATGGATTCTGCTATGAGATGGTGGATTTTATGTATGATTGGTGCGAATGCAAAGACGAAATGGATTGCAAGGCCGTCATTGCACAAATTGAAATGTTTGGTGTGTCGATCGGGGATTTTAACAAAGCCATTCTGAAAATATCGACGCTGGCGCGCGAACTGATGGGTATGTCTGAGACAACTGGTAAAATAGAGTTGATGCATAAGTTGTCGAAAATTGATGGACTCATTCTTAAGTATGTGGCAACAAACCAGAGTTTGTACCTTTAAAGGAAACCTACGGTTTCCTTTTTTTGCTTTGCTTATACCTTCCCTTAATGGAAAAACATATTGTCAACGATTTTACGCATTTTTGAACATTCCCTTCATTAAAGGAGGGGGTCATATAGCCGTCAGGCTACACCTTTAGGGAACCATGGGTTCCCTTACTACTTGTCGGAAAAACAAATTAACCTGGTCCACATCTGCACCAACGACATTCAAATCTGGAATATAACTCAAATTGCCCTTGTTAAAACACAGGATGGCCGGGATACCATTAATTTGGCGTTTTGATTTTAGTGCGCCATATAAGTCAAATGATTCATCTACATCAATGGTTGCGCATCGAACCGTGGCGGGCATTTTGGAAAACCATTGATTGACGAGTGGCTCAATGACTTTGCAAGGTCCGCACCATGTGGCACCAAATTTCAGAACAACTTTTCCGGGATTTTGTCTAAGTAATTCCTCAAAGTCAGAACGACTAAATTCTTCAACGGCATGAGGAACAACTCTTTGCGGGGAAGTGAATTGCATTATATATATCAAATACGCATTTTTATTTGATATATTTACGAACAACCTGTTTATTTGGGGTTAACGCAGTTTCCCTTTTCGTTTCTGACTTTTCCTTCGGGGCATTTTTTTCGGCATCGACCCGTTTCCGGATTTAATTCTTCGTCCTCTTTGCACTCCTTTACTTTTTGCGTTTTGTTTGGACTCTTAGCCTTTGGTTCAGATTCTTTTACCTTTGGTTCAGATTCTTTTACCTTTGGTTCAGATTCTTTTACCTTTGGTTCAGATTCTTTCACCTTTTGTGTTTTGTTTGCGGTTTTAACACACTTTCCTTTTTCGTTTCTCGTAGTGCCTGGCGGACACACTTTTCGACATCGACCCGTTTCTGGGTTTATTTCCTCGTCCTCTTTGCATTTTTGTGTTTTTTTTACTTTTTGTTTGTCCTTTTTTAAAGAAGATTTCTTTGATGAAGACTTTTTTGACGACGATTTCTTTAACGAAGATTTCTTTGATGAAGACTTTGATAAAGACTTTTTGTATTTTTGGTCATATTCTTCTTTTCCATAAACGTTGATAAATTCTTCTTTTCCAAACACTTTTAAAAAATCCTCTCGAGGAGGTGATATTGGGTCAACTTTCAAAGATTCGGTTTTCTCTGGCGTTAAAGGGTTTACCTTCTCCTGAGATAAAGACTTTTTGTATTTTTGGTCATATTCTTCTTCTCCATAAATTGTAATAAATTCGTCCTTTCCAAATTTACGCAAAAAATCCTCTTGAGGTGGTGATACTGGTTGAAATTCGGCCTTTTTTGGCGATTCAGTCTTCGATGATTCGGCTTTATCCGTATTCGTTATCTCTTCGAAAAATATTGGTTTTTTTTCAAAAGTTTCCATTTTTGATTGATATGCATTTAATAAAAGGTCAATATGTTCCTGAATTTTTTTATCCTGACTAGACTTTTTATCATGAATCGGCTTTATATATCCAACATTAAATTTTTCCAAGTTTTCTTTGGAATCAATTGCAGAAATTCGCTCAATCAAAGAATCAATTCGGTCTATCCATTTTTGGTTCTTTTCCGTATTTTGGTTCTTTTCCGCTTTTTTCTTCTTCCAATCAAAGGGGGCATTTTCATATTTTGCATCACTCGGTTTCTTTCCGAGATTTCGCGCTTTCCTGCTCATCTCTTCCCATTTATCCGGATCCATAACCATAGAACATTTCAACTTATATTTGTGCCCAACCTCGACAGGGTCCCATGTTTTTTTGGGTTTTTCCGACAATCCGGAAATAATCTCTTTAATTTCCGGATGTTTGTCATAAACGGTATCTTTGTAGTGCATAACTGCATTTCTCTTAATCGCATATTTTGGATCGGGGTTTTCCAACCAGTTTATTCCAGTTTCGTCAACGGGGTTTTTAATAATGTCAATGTGTTTGAATTTGGTTTCGTTGAAATGAAAAATGACAATTTCATCTTTGGCCAATCCGTATTTTTTGATAATATGCGGCTTTGCGAGAAAATGCGATAAGTTGTACTGAATCGGCATATTGAAATATGAATTGTTCACATACTCAAAGAGGGTTTCGTTCGGATATTTGCAGGTATGTTTGACGACATCTTTGATTTTATCTCGGTATGTTTCAAATAAACGCATACTCGGTTTAATCAACATAACGCCACCGTTGGTTCTCCCCATTTCATTGCATTTTGAAAGAACATCTTTTGGGTCATTTTGTATCGCGTCGTTGGTTTTCAGCAGTTTGTCGCCGATATGGTATGTCAGAACGGCGGGACCATTCAACCTAAAAATCGAATCCAAATCGCGCATAATAACCATATCAGATTCAATGATGCATATAGTTTCGTACTTTTCTAAAGTATAGGCAAAAATAAAATTGCACGTCCTCAGTGTGTTAAAATTGGAATAACCGCTTTCGAAATTGACGTCGTATGTTATTCCTTTATCATCATATGGAATTACTTCGGTGACAAGTGGACGAACCGCTTCCACAAAGGACGGCGGGGTGTCATTGACCGAATATAAATAGAGAATATCATTTTTCGTGTATTTGCGCAACATTATGAAAAAATAAAGTTCCAATTCCAAATATACTGGATTGCTTCCAAAATGAATTGTTGCAAACGCATTTTTACTCATATGTATATTATATATAATATACATATTATATTGTGTGGTGGACAAAAAAATTTATGTAATATTTGGAGTGGGAATATTTGATTTCCGACTCAATTTTTATATCCCCATGTTTGCAAATTTGCCGGACAATATTTGTAAAAGACGTGTATGTGAATTCTCTTTCTAAATAAAATCGCTTTGACAAAAAATAATACTCCATTAATTCATCTATGAATGGCTGTTTCAAATCCATAAACAACAGCTTCTTATATGCATTCAAATCAATAAAATAATATTTTTCCGTTTTCAAACAAATTTGTTCCAAAAGGTCAAATAATATATTATTGGGTATTTCTTTTTTAATTATTTGGTAGAGCATTGTTGTTTATTGGCTCTATACAATTGTTTTATATAAAAATAAAGGGAACTCGTCGTTCCCTTTAAATCCCATACTAAAATTGGGTTATTAAACAATAAGTTTATTTACACTATCCGGCATAAAATCGGGTTATTAAACAATAAGTTTTATTATAATATGTAAAGGGAGGGATCAAAAGGGAACCTACGGTTCCCTTTATATGGTAGAAACACTTTTCTGCACATTTGCATCCGAAAAATACTCATTCGTTATATCAACCGCCGACATTTTCAAATATTTCACAATAATCGGGTTGGTTTTCAGGACTTCTTCTGAAGATAGGTACGCCAACCACTGGTATTTGGGTCTGGCCAACACTTCTTCCGCGGGCACATAAATTCCGTACGCATCCTTATCCAAATCCAGGAAATTCTCGCTCATCAGGTCCTCCAATAAAATCTGTTTTCCTTTGGATGTCTTTGTTCCGATCTGTTTGCCATTAACCAATTGCATCGACCCCGCATTCACCTCGTTGTACAACCATTGTTGCGTATTTCCCAAAAATTTGGGTTCCGTGGTGAAATGGCGATTCACATCCAGTTTATTTTCGGCCAACATCTTTTTTACAACAGGACAGCCCTTCTTCGCCCCCATAAATTTGGTAGACGGCATGAAATTCTGGTTTTCCTTCTTGGACGCAACATTGCAACTGCGATTCACCATCTCGGCCGCAAACGGTTGCTCGGCCAAAAGTGGCGTCAAATTCTTCATACAAATGAACGAATTTGGAACAATGATTCCTCCATACATGTAGAGAAGTTGCAACATCCCGTATTCGCGATATATGGATTTATGCGGCTCCGAAAGCGTGGCCATGTTGATTTCCCACGTGGGGATGAGTTTGCTAAATGTTTCGTCATCAATGAGACAAATGTTGAAATCCGCACCACAATGGTTGATGATTGATTTGATGGTTAGATGAATATAAGGCTGGTTCAAATCGGTGGAATTCCGGCTGTAAAAATCCTTCCACTGACGAGCGTTTTTCTCGTAAGTGCTGTGAATCCATAGCTTAGGTCGGTTCATTCCGTAAAGAGGAGACTCGTTCAATAAATATTTGCGAATCAGCTCGTTCTCTGCATCGTTGCTAGATAAACCCTGTTTGATTTTGTCGCCGAAATAACTGGCAACCCCGATAACAGTTATTGCAAATAAATAATGGTAAGCGTATTTTTTGTCAAACATTATTCGATATTATAATAATCGCAGATATTTTTAAAGGAAACCTACGGTTTCCTTTTGAACCTTCCCTTACTCTTATGCATTGAACAAAAAGATTAAAAAGGAGGGATCTTAAGGGAACGTAGTTCCCTTAACGAAGTTGGAGAAAGGCCGACCGAACCGCCTTCTGTTTTTCCTCGTACTCTTTTTGCAAAAGGTAGTCGCGATGTTGTTTGTTCATAATCATTTGTTCTTTTTCTTTTTGTTGTCTTTCCAACAAATTGGATGCCTCGGCTTTTGACAAGGGCGCGCTTCCACCTGCGTCGCGTTCTCGTACGAACTGGTCCACCGTTTTGTATTGGGGTCTTTTGTTGAAATCTGCCTCCGAAACCGCAAATACGGTCTGGTCTTTATGCACTTTGCGCAAATCGTCGAATTTCAATTTACTAAAAACGTCGCAATCCACATATTCATTGGATTCTCCGTCGTCGTCGAAATAACTGGTTCCGCCGCCGCTTCGCATCTCTTGAACCCCCTTATACACTTGGAGCGCCGCCTGTTTCTGCTTAATTGCTTCCAGTTCGGACCCCATGTTTTTGGGATTCACCTGCCTTTTACTAAAATCGTCTATCTCCGGTTCGTCGCGTTTGAACCAGTCAAAACGGGAAGTGTCCGTTTTTCTCACCATGTTTTGGTCGTATAATTCGTTGAATTTGCTGTTTGAAAACTTCTTCGAAATATTGGCGTCCGTTGGTGCACTATTGTTGCCAATGGATGCATGCTGTTCTACGTCCGGGGTATATTGTTGCGGTCCTGCTTTTGAATCACCATTGAATTTGGATTTTTGTTTGTATATGTTCAAGACAATTTCATACGCCTGTTTGTAAAAGAGGAAATAGTTAGCAGGCAATCGCGATTTGTCCGGATGTATCATGAGAACCTTCTTTTTCGCTGAGCGCATTGAGTCCTCGGTCAAGTTGTAGTTCAAATCAAAAAGTCCAAATATTTCTTCTAAAGAGTACGTGTTTAAGTCAAGATTATGTGGCGAAGCCATTTATTATATTTGAAGTATTTTATTTGGAGCAGTTTCCGACAAAAAGAACTTCGGTCATTAAATTGTTGGTGAAAAATGCGAGTTCAATCGCGTCTTCGTGAACTTTGTGAAAAATGGTTATGTACTTGCAGAGAAAGGGCAACATGCGGTATTTTTCGACTTCTTCCAGATTCTTAGTGAACTTAATATACGTGAAAAAATAATCCAGGATGTCGATTACCGAGTAGCCATAATCATAAATTTCGTATAATACGGCAATCGCGCCATTTAAATTCGCCGCCTTTAACATACCAATATAGTTGTCAAACTGCGTATACGATATGTTGGAACACAGTTTGTGCACCAGTTCCATATTTACTGGTTTGCCCAGTATGTATATTTTTTCCAAATGGTTTATGAGAACACGGATGGAATTGTCGCTCACGTTTAACAAAAACTCCTTTGCATCTGCATCAATAGTGAGTCCCTCCTTTTCCACGATTTTGTTCATGGTCGTTTCCAGATTTTTTCGTTCAACTTGGTTTATTTTCAATATGTGCAGACGGGATTGCAGACTTTCGTTCACTTTCTGAATGTTGGTGCAGACCGAGATGAAATGAATATTTTTGGAATACTTGTCGATGTAATTGCGGAAAACCTGCTGGCTCTGTTCGTTTATGATGTCAATGTCGTCAACCACGATGATTTTTTTCTTTCCCGGAATGTTTGATTTTGACTGGCAAAATGTTTTCATCTCGGTTCGGAAGAACTGGATGCCCTGCTCTTTCAGATTGTTGATGAACATAATATTGTGTTCGGGGAAAACGGATTTTTCGTTCATCCCGTAATATTCGCGGATGATTGCGTAGATCAAAGACGTTTTTCCAGAACATGCGTTTCCCACGATGAGCAAATTGAGGTCGTCCAATTCTTGCAATACATTCAACACCTTGATGTGGGAAGGCTCCAAGTAAAAATCGCGGATAAAATAGGGTTTGTATTTTAATATGAAGGTATCGGGATCCATTAATTGAATAGCGAATAACGTTTTATATGGATTTTTTATTATTTTGTAAAAAAACGTATATAAATATTTTTTCAAAATAGTTATATAATCATGCCGAACCATTACGAAACTTTGGGCGTTTCTAAGGACGCAACCGAGAAAGAAATCAAACAAGCGTTCCGCGCACTTTCGATGAAGTTTCACCCGGACAAGGTGAAATCTAAAACCGCGGAAGAACAAGAGGAAGCAAATCGTAAGATGCAGGAAATCAATTCCGCAAACGAGGTTTTGAGCGACAGCCAGCAGAGACAAATGTATGATATGGAATTGAATGGTCAAGGGAACCCATTTGGTCAAGGGAACCCGTTTGGTCAAGGCAACCCATTTGGTCAAGGCGGACCTTTCGGTCAAGGTGGTCCATTCGGTCATTTTGCTCAAGGCGGTCATAATGTTCATTTTGCCCAAGGACCCGGTGTGAATATTTTCGAAATGCTATTTGGACAAGGTCTCGGAGGTCAGAACATAGAAATCAACGGGATGCCCGGAGGAATGTTTTTTCAAAGACATATTCAAAAGCCTCAGCCGATTGTAAAAGACGTCAATATAACTTTAAAACAAGCATACACTGGAATACCAGTTTCTATTGAGATCGAGCGATGGGTGCAGGAAGGCGATTTGCGAATTAATGAAACCGAAATGTTGAATCTCAATATCCCTCAAGGAATTAACGACGGCGAATCCGTTCTTTTGCAAGAGAGAGGAAACGTTATCAATGTAAATGGCAATAGCGTGAAAGGCGACGTCCAATTAAATATTCGCATATCCAATGATACCGGGTTTACCCGGAACGCCAACGATTTGTACTATAAAAAAACCATAACATTGAAAGAGGCGCTCTGCGGATTCAAACTTAAAATTGAGCATTTAAACGGAAATCAACTCGGATTAAATGTGAATGTGGTTGTATTCACAGGCGCAAAACAGTCTTTCAAAAATCTGGGAATGGTGAGAGAAGGTGTTAGTGGAAATTTGTTTTTGGAATTTGATGTTAAGTTCCCAGAAACCTTAACCACTGAACAAAAGGAAGCACTTAACAATATTTTGTAAAATTGAAATTTTTTATGCATATGGCTGTTATGCATAAAAAAAGATAGCCCAAACATGTCATTCACTACCGTATTAAATTATTTAACATCCCCTGTTGGGATTTTCATACTATGGATTATGTTGCATTTTATTGCACCCCATCTCTACGTTTACTTCTGCACGCCCGCAACTGCAATCGGGTTTTTAATATCTCCGCTGATCGCCACTGCGCCCCATTGTATGGCATTTCGATGGATCATATACAATGGCGGAACCATGATAACCACGATGTGGATGGTTATTGGAGGTTGGTTTATCCGTAAACTGGTTAACCGGGAAATCGAACACCAGAAGAGAGATTAGAGATAAGAGAGAAAGAAATTATTTGCGTCTTTGAGTTTTTTTACGTGATTTTCCTCCAGTTTGGGGCGGTTGCTCGATTGCGGGTGGTTCAACCTCCGGTTCTTCGACCACGGGTTGTGTTTCAATTGCATTTTGTTTAGTCGGTTCTTCTTTCGGAGAGACTTCGATGTCTTTTTCAAAAAATGTATAATAACTTAAAATTCCAGTGGTTATGCCAATAAAACCATAGGTTATCGTAGTTGAATTTATACTTGCATTTGCGGCAATTTTTATTGAATTTAGAACACCATTGATTTTACTTTTAGCACTATCGTATAAACTCATTCTTCGTATATATATTCTTACTAAAATTATTCAAATAATATATATATGTTTTCAAACAAAAATAATAAATTATTAAAAATGATTTTGCAAAATGGAGGACAACCGGGAATGCCCCAACCTGTCATGGAACCGGGAGCTGTCATGGAACCTGGAATGCCTGTTCAACCTGTCATGGAACCGGGAGCTGTCATGGAACCTGGAATGCCTGCTCAACCTGTCATGGAACCGGGAGCTGTTATGGAACCTGGAATGCCTGTTCAACCTGTCATGGAACCGGGAGCTGTTATGGAACCTGGAATGCCTGCTCAACCTGTCATGGAACCGGGAGCTGTAATGGAACCGGGAATGCCTGTTCAACCTGTCATGGAACCGGGAGCTGTCATGGAACCGGGAATGCCTGCTCAACCTGTCATGGAACCTGGAATGCCTGTTCAACCTGTCATGGAACCAGCACCTGTACAACAATCTGAAGATATAAATGAAAATTATCCAAATGCCGATTATTTATATGATAAAATCACATCACAAGAGAATCCAGATAATGTTAAAGCGTATATATGCGCATTTACAATAAATAAAGAATCTGAAACTCATTTTGTTAAATACATTGTTCAGCGCAAAGATTCAAATGTTTCGTTGCCATTTTTTGTATTTTCTTCAAGCCAACCATCACCTATGGATCAGCAACTGCCGATGGATCAACAGCAACAGCCTATGGATCAACAGCAACAGCAACAACAACTGCAACAACAGCAACAGCCTATGGATCAGCAGCAACAGCAACAGCAACAGCAGCAGCAACAACAGCAACAGCAGCAACCTCAACAACAACTGCAGCAACAGCAACCGCAACAACTGCAGCAGCAACAGCAACAGCAACAACCGCCTATGGATCAGCCGCAACAGCAACAGCAACCGCAACCGCAACCGGCAATGCCTCCTCAGCCAATGTTCGGCGGTTTTAAAGACGATTCTACTGAAGAAAAAGATTTAGACACAATGTTTAAAGCAAAAACAATGGAGTTTGTTAAAACAATGTTTCACGAACCATCCTATATGGGCTATATACCCAATGTTTCTGAAAATGGCGCCATTTTCGTATTTGTGAAAATTGAAAACACCCAACAACTCAATGCCGCCGAATACATTGAATGCATACCCAACGAACTCGTGTTTTTAAAAAAAGTATTCAACTCCGATATCGACCAGCCAATTCAGGATTTGTTCTCGAATAACACATGGCTTTATATAAATCAGAGTCTGAGTTCACCTTTTAGTGGGTATTTGTGCAAACAAAACGAACAGAACCAAATTGCAAATGTATCCAAAAATGAGGCAACATCAACCAATATATACGACCAGTTTTTAATAAATCTGGATGGAATGGGCAGCCATTACTATTTTAGTTTTTTACCTTTGGACCCGCAAAATGCGGAATCGTATCAACGGTTTGCTTTGTTCCCGAAGGAATACGATTGTATTTTAGACAATAGCAATCTGGAGTATTACCGGCAAAATATGATTTCTTTTGAACAATCCGATTCCATTTATTTCAAAGGCGATGTTCTCACCGATAAAAAAGAAGGCCAGCAGTTTTTTGCAATGAAGAAACCAACCCATTTCACAACGTTTTAAGTAAAAATTATAACATATTTATATTTTATAATTTATTATGAATCCAGGAGAAACAACCAAAGAAGAACACACACAAATAAAAGAACAACTTAATGTTTTAGACCCAATAAAAGAAATCCCCATTGTAGTACAAACAACCGATGGATCAAAACAACAACTTCTCGGAGAGAAGACGCTGGGAGAAAACTCAAATTTGAAATCAAACATTTTTTTTAATTCCATGGAAAAAATTGCCAACAAAATTCTGTTGATCGATTTTTTGAAAGACAGCTCGGGGTACCGATTTTATTTATTTTTATTATGGATGGGCTTTGCCTATGCACTCAATATAATTACAGCAGGGTTTAAAACATCCCAAACCCTTTTTGTTATGTATTGCTGCAACGTTTGGTTTATTTCTCTGGCGTTTATGTTTTTGTTTATTGTCAGGAAAACCAAGTAATGATTATACCATGCTATCGTCAATCTCCAAATTGATGGTGTCAGATCCGTATTTTGCCAAATATTTTGTCAAAATATCCTCGTCCAATTTTGCACGCAATGCATGCAGAATCTCCTCCTTCAATGGTTTGCGTCCGTGATTTGATGAAAATAGGCGCACATACTCCTCAATTTGCCGATTTTGCTCCTTCATTTTATTGGCAATCGCCACCGTTCCGTTCATAAACCTTTGCTGGATTTCTTGTTTGCGTTGTTTCTCTTGTTCCTCGCGTTCTCTCGTCTCTTTGTCTGTCTGAATCTTTTCTTCGTATTCATTTTTGATTTCTTCCTGTTTCTTCATCATATCTTCTTGCATCTTGGTTATTTTCTGCGAAACCACCGAATAAAAAACGTCGTCCTTCTTCCTGGTCGCGTTCGGGTCCTTGTACCAGGGATGGCGGTCGTCGTCGGCCGTTCCAATGATATTGCAAACATCCGGTTTCTTCAGTTTCTCAAACATTTCCGCTTTCTTCTTGAACTCCAACTGTTTCTTGGTATTTTGTTCCTGTTTCTTCTTGGAACAGCAATCGTACCATGCTTGCACTTCTTCGCCCGAAAAGGTTTTAATAAATTCATCCACAATCGGAATCGGGATGGAAGGACTCGTCTCCATCAATCGATCAAACTCGTCGCGGTTGGTTTTTAAGAAATGTCCCGCGTCCGACGAACGCTCATCTGGGTGTTTCGCCAATTCGATGCGAATGTTTCTCGCGAATTTGTCCCATGCAATCGCAGAGACGCGGTGCGACTCGTTGTATTCGGAGATTTTCAAATACTGTTGGATCGTCGTTAAGATACCGATGAAAATATTCACGGAACCGATCACCATCGGCGCATAGGGTTGCATCGATACCGGCAAACTGCCTTGGGCAAAAGACGCAGTTCCGGAAATGGTAGACATAATGATTGCGGGAATCGTGAACCATGCGTGTTTCTTAGAATAATTCTGGTGCGAACGCGTGTGCAACCATTTGTAGCATTTTGCAATGTCGCACCATTCCACTAAGATCTTCTCGTTCTCGGGCGACCACTCGACTTTGATTTCGGGCTCTTTCTTTTCGGATTCGTCCGCAGTGGGTTCTTCGACTGTTTTCGGTTTCTCAGCCATTAATTATAATATATGAGAGAAAAATAAACTCAATTCTGACTAAACAATGTAAAAATAAATAATCATCAAAATCATAGAATGTCGCAGTTTGTTAGTTGCAAATTATACGGCGGTCTTGGCAACCAATTGTTTCAGATTTTTGCAACCATTGCGTATTCGCTTCGGCATAAGATTGATTTCCTTTTTGAATATACGCCGAATCTGGGGAAACGCGCGACTTATTGGAACACTTTTTTGTGCACCATGATTGAACGCACCGCGACCAATATTTGTGGCACAACACAGATTGACCAAGGAGGCCACGGATTCGTTAATTTAAGAGAACCTTTGCCGAATGAAAACATCATGCTCAATGGATATTTTCAAAGTTATCTTTTCTTTGACGACCATTCTAAAACCATTTTGAAAATGATAGATGTAGAGAAACTACAAAATGATAAAAAAATCCAACAAAATAGCATTTCTCTCCATTTTCGGAGGGGTGATTACAAAGGATTGGAAGATTGCCACCCCATTATGGAGATGGATTATTATGCAAATGCGCTCAATTATATATTGGTTTTAGACGAAGGAATAACCACCGTCTACTATTTTTGCGAAGAAGAAGACCTGGAAAGCGTAGAGAAAGACATAGCCATATTAAAAACCGAATTTAGGGACAAAATTGTTTTTGAACGACATTTAGAAGACACCGATTGGGAAGAGATGATTGCGATGAGTTGCTGCAAACACAACATCATTGCAAATAGCAGTTTCAGTTGGTGGGGCGCCTACCTGAATCCAAATTCGGACAAAATCGTGTGCTATCCTGCGGTCTGGTTCGGACCCTTCATTTGCGAAAACACGGACGCAATGTTTCCGCCAAATTGGATAAAAATATAATTATATAACAAATAAGATGGAAGACCAGATGTTTCGATTGAAAACCGAATTTGAAAATGTGAAAAAGATTGTTGACAAAATCGCAGAGATAAAAACAGCCATCAAGAACAAACTCGGACAGTTGAAAGAAATCCACGCCGAGCTAATTAATGACAACGATTCCAAAAAGATTTTTCTGATTTGCCTGGAGTCGTTTCATTTTCAGTACAAGGCGATGATATTTGACTCCGATAATTTGCAGAGAAACTTTCTCCTTCTCTCCAATCGCGCGTTTTGCGACTACTCCAGTTTGTATGGTTTACTGCAAAAGATGTTTGAGGACTACAAGATTGATATTCCGACCGCGACCGTGCACCCTGTGTATAATGATTTGGACCCGTATTTTGAGTACAAAATGGAAAATATCAATTTGGCATACGACAATTCGGTGGAATTGATAATGTGTTTGATTTGCAAATTGAGAGAGAACGAAAATACCGTTAGCAAATACAAACTAAAGTCCAAAAGCGGAATCCGAATTGCCAATTTCATAAACACGCTGGAGTATGACAACAATATTCTGAGAGACCAGATTGAACTCTACATCAATTACTGCGATTTCTTTCAAGGCACCCAGAATAAGTATTTTAATAAATTGTTGGAAAAAATAAAGGCGCTGCAAAACGATATTGACGAAGACATCAAAATTCACGAAACCCAATGGGATGAAGATGATGACGACGAAGATGAAGACCAGATAGGTTCGCAGTGGATGACAAATCCGCTAGTCCTTACGCATCCGGTGCATTATGAACCGGTGACTAACGATCCGGTGTCTAACGATTCGTCAGGATCTGAACCTAACGATCCATCTGGTTCGAATCCCTTAACCGATATTAACTGGGGAATTGCAATTCAAGATTTTGGTAAGGAAGATGAAGATAAAGAGGAAGACGAATTCAAATCGCCCACAAATAAAAAAAAAAATAAAAAGAATAAGAAATGAGTTTGAAATTATATCATTATATATTTGCGAAAAATATATGATGAATGGATCAATGAAAATGGAACGTATAAAAGTAATTATGACGGTATTGGACGGCGGGTCCAACCCAATTTACGACCAAATGCGCGAAATCTGGAATCTTTACCGGAAATGCAGAGAACCCAATGTCTATGTTTATTTTTTGAAATATTCCAACAATGCTTCTCTGTTTCCAAACAACCAAAAATATTATATGGATGAACCGACCGCGACACTTTACCAATATGGCGTAGAAACCGTTATCCCAGGCATTTTAGAAAAAACGCGCGGCGCCATTGAGTATTTTTGTGAAACGACCGATTTTGATTATCTTTACCGAACCAATCTCTCGTCCATGTTCGATTTTGACAGAATGCTCGAATACCTAGAAAACAATCCGACAGAATATGGCGGACGATTAGAGAACGCATTTTACCAATATGAATTTGCATCCGGATCCGGATATGTTTTGTCCAGATCCACATGCGACGTATTCTTGAACCACTTTGACGAAATGATGAGCGATACAACACTATTTGATGATGTTGCCGTGGGGAAAATTCTGCAGAAATATGTGAAAATGTCGTATATACCGCGAGTTAATTTTGCACATACAGACGACCCAGACATTCTGAATATTTTGGAGAATGATTTTCGGGAAATCTACCATTATCGGTGTTTATCAGATGCTGAACATACAAAAACGATTTTTTATATGATGAAAATTTACACTAAAATTAAGGGAACCAAGGTTCCCTTAAAGGCGTAGCCTGACGGCTATATGAACCCTCCTTTTAAGGAAACTACGTATTCCGCTTCGCTTCCACCCCTATGACTCCTCCTTTATCAAATGAACAAAAAGATAAAGAATAAAGGGAAGGTATAAGCAAAGCAAAAAAGGCGTAAGTGAAGCTGAATCGTAGGTTTCATTTAAAGGGAGAGGTCATAGGAGAACCGTAGGTTCTCTTACTTAAAAAAGAAATTTCTTAAACGAATTCCGTTTCCTGAACGTCCTTCGCTTCTTGAATTTTTTGAAAGTTTTATTCACAGGTTTCTTCTGTTGTGCTTTCTTCTCTCGGATTGCATCCGGCGACAATATAATTTCCTGTTTCACCTTTTCCAAATGACGTTTTTTCGTCTTTTTGCGTTCATCGTTCGGATTGTATTTCAAAAACCACTCGTCATATTCTGGCGTGCCTTTTTTCCCCATCAATTCCTTGAATTTCTCCGCTTTTTGGGTTCGAATGTCTTCCAACATTTTCTGTTTACCATAGCATTCAATGGAGAACCGTTTCAACAAACCTTCCTGGCTGAGTCGGTTTCTCTGTTGGACATCAAATAAAAACATCGCCATGCACAATATCTTGTCTTTGTTTTTATAATACTCCTTCTTTGAATAGAGAAACGCCAAATAAAACGACAACAATGTATCAATGGTTGCAACATTGATTTCCTTATCGTCTACCTTGATTTTGTTGTAGCTGTGGCATGCGATTGGTTGATAAATAAAGGCAACGGATTCTTCGCCAATCTTGATTTCAATGTTTCGCGGAATGATTTCATTGATTTCCGCGTGTTCTACCAATACGATTTTCTCTTTAATTTTGGTTTCCAATTGCTCCTTCACGATGATGGCGCATTTATCAATGTCTTCCGCAATTACATCAAAGTCCGCGGTTTTCGCTACTTTGCGCTTCTCGTTTTCGGGCATATACTTGGAATAGAGAGAGCACGCATACCCTCCAATAAAAATTGCACTCAGCGAAATCAAACTGTCGCGAATAATGATGTGGATGTCTTCTTCGACTTCTTTTGATGATAAACTAACAAAACTTTTTTTAACGCTGACACTGTCTTTGCTAATAATCGACTGGATCGTTTCTTCCTCCATTTTTTTCTGGAACTCGACCTGGTTGCAGTTCGTGGATGGATTCACAGGATAATGCTTGTTCAAAAGCGCCAACCGTTTAAAAACCTTTTCCCAACGACTCACGTCGCCCATCGGTCTTGACAGTTCTAAATACATATTCATGCGCAGAAAATTGGCGGGGGCGTACTTGATTCCCGCAACCTTGATGGCGTCATTGTACAAAGCGTCGAAAATGTCCTCGTGCAAATGGGTTATGTCGGCAACGGCAATAAAATTCACAAACACTTTGTAGGTTCCGTGGTGGACGCCGGATTTTGCCTCAACCTCTTTGTATCCCGCGTCGGCGTAAATGTTCGCCAATTCAATCGCGTCATTTAAAGCGGTCTTCGAATAGAAATCGTAGTCGGGGATTTCGATTTCTCGGTTGTAAAACTGGTCCTCTTTCGGTAAAATATTGTTGATGGCAGTGCCTCCATAACAAATCAACGGTTTTCTCTCCAAAAATGTTTCTAAAATTTTGATAATCTTTTGCACATCGTCGTTCATAACCGTTTTTTTTGCGCGTATGGTCTCACTTTCGTCGACGGCCTGTCTCAAAATTGCCAATTCGCATTCTTCGAAAGACATTTTGTTGTTGCATAATGAGTTGTTGTATTTACTCATTTATTATATATTATTGCGGTATATAATAAAGGAAACCACGGTTCAGCTTCGCTTCCGCCTTTAAAACCTTCCCTTTAAATTGAAACCACGGTTCAACACGATTATGCCTTTTGAGGAGGGAATAAGCAAAGCAAAAAAAGGCGTAAGAGAAGCTTTGCTTCTCTGAATACCTAGGTTCCCTTTGCGGAGTTCTCCTTTCTCTCCTCTAAAACAATTGCAGCAACTGGTACAAAAGCAGAAAGGTTCTTGTTGAATATATCTTCGTATGCGGTAAGTTCGTCGCTGTTTTTGGAAAATTTGTACAATAAGAATTGCGGATGCAGTTTTGAAATGATTTCGACCGGGTTGGGTGGATTGAGCTGCTCCATTTGTGTCGGCGTTATCATCATAAACCGCTTATTGTCGGTTTTGGTTTCAGCTGGATTCGTCATAACTGAAGATTGGGGAAGTGTGTCTAAATCCGAATATGTGTATTTTGAAAAACTGATGGTTCCTGCCTCTAAGTTAACATAATCGGATATTTTGAAACATGGACTGGACGGGCATTTGATTAATTCTTTATAATCCGGCGAACTTGTCGTGTCCATTATAATAATCACTTTCCCCATTAGGTCTTTCAACTGCGTTTCTCCATTGACTTTGCCATCGTACAATTTGTTTTTAAAATTATTCTCAATCAGTGTTGCAATGCGTGAATATGTCTCGGCACTATTGTTTTTGATTCGCAACGATATGAATAATGGGTCTTTTGGCGAAGGGGCTGGGTTCGTAAATGCGTATCCAATGGTCGTGATAAATGCGTCGCCCAATGACAATCGATTGTTCGACTCGTTTTGGGTATCCATGCTTTGGTATTCGGGATCTTTGGAATAAGACACATACTCAATGTCGTTTCGCGTATAAATCTCAAAATCTAGAAGCCGGCATCCTCGCTCCAATACTTTCTGGATTTGTCCCTTTTCTGCAATATTTGATTCATTAATTGCTGTATTATATGACGATTTTACAATAAACTCGCGAATAGGGAGAGAGAGATATTTTTCGGGAAGATCGCCAATGGCCACCCCAAATCCCTCTTTCAATTCCTGTTTTTCTTTTGCATAATTTAATTTAATAGATTGGCGCGACTTTAATAAATTGTAAATTATCATAATTGAGATGAATACAATTACTAAAATTAAAATTTTTTTCACCAAATGCATTCTATATTTATTCATTGGAAAATAAATAAGAGAACCTACGGTTCCCTTATGAACCCTCCCTTATAAAACCCTCATTTTGATATCTTCTCTTATGTTATTATTGGTATGGGATCAAAAGGGAACGACGAGTTCCCTTTGAGGGATCATAAGGCGTAAGAGAAGCAAAGCTTCTCTGAATACCGTAGGTTCTCTTATCCTTAATTAATAGCAGACAAACAAATTTAAATCCACAGTTGTATTATATAATATACAATGGCGGGTGGATTACTAAATCTTGTTGCCGAAGGAGCAAACAACACAATTATTCAGGGCGGCGACAGTCAAAAAACATTGTTCAAAGCAACCTATAAAAAAATAACAAATTTCGGTCTTCAAAAATTCCGGATTGATTACGACGGGCTCCGCGATTTGCGGACATCGGAGGCATCTACATTTTCGTTCAAAATGCCGCGATACGCCGAGTTGCTGATGGACACATACATTGTCATTACTCTACCCCATATATGGAGTCCCATCTATCATCCGTGTCCCGAGACAAACAACAAATGGGCGGCCTACGATTTTCGCTGGATTAAAGACATCGGTTCGCATATTGTCAAAGAGATTGAAATCAAATGTGGAAATTTCACTTTGCAGAAGTATTCGGGTGATTATTTAGCCGCAATGGTCGAACGCGACTTCAACGAGTCGAAGAAGGGGCTTTTCAATCAAATGTCCGGAAACGTTGCCGAGGTGAATGACCCCGCCAACTCATACGGCCGTGCAAATTCGTACCCGTCCGCTTTTTATACGGGCAGCACATTGGGCGCGGAACCTTCGATAAGAGGCAGAAGCCTCTACATCCCAATCAATGCTTGGTTCACCCTCGACAGCAAATGCGCTTTTCCAATGGCTTCTCTGCAATACAACGAATTGTATATCAATATTACACTGAGACCGATCGAGGAACTTTTTCAGGTGCGTGATGTCTTTGACGATATTAACAATTATCCGTATGTCCGACCGGATTTCACCCAGGACCGATTCCAAATTTACAGGTTCTTGCAAACCCCTCCCTCCGAAATAATTACCAAAGATAAATACCCGAATGTCATGAACGGTTGGAATGCGGATATCCACGTTTTAGCAACTTATTGTTTTTTGTCGAAGGAAGAAACCAAAAGTTTCACGGCGGAGAACCAGGTGTATTTGGTCAAAGACATCATTGAATATAATTATGAAAATGTGACCGGTTCCAAGAAAATCAAAGTATTGTCCAATGGAATGGTGGCGAATTGGATGTGGTATATGCAGAGAAACGACGTATATATGCGAAATGAATGGAGCAATTATACCAATTGGCCTTATCGAACACTTCCGGGAGATATTAAAAATGCACCTCTGGTTGGAACAAATCCTGCAATTTTTTTAACGTTGGATCCTAGCAGCAATATCGGCCCTTTGATAAACCCAAATGGAAAAAATACCGGATATTTCATAACTGGCGATTTCACTGTTGAGAATCGAAAAGAGATTTTGGAAACGATGGGGATCCTTTTCAACGGCGAATACAGAGAAAACCTTTTGACGAGAGAGGTGTTTGAATATGTTGAGAAATACACGCGCACGACCGGGTTCTCCAACAATGGGCTTTACTGCTACAATTTCTGTTTGAACACGAACCCGACCGAATATCAGCCAACAGGCGCAATCAATATGTCGAAATTCAAAACCGTAGAGATTGAAATCAACACATTTGTTCCACAGTTTGATTTGCAAAATTACGATTATCAAATCACGTGCAATGGCGAGGGGGTTGTTATTGCGACCAATGCGCCAACGTGGCGTCTCTACGAATACAACTACAATATGAAATTGTTTGAAGAGAGATACAATGTGTTGTCGTTTGTGGGTGGGTATTGTGGGCTTTTGTATGCCAAATAAGGGAACTACGTTCCCTTATGAACCCTCCTTCTTCATGTGGGATTTTGTCTTCCGTTATTTAAGCGTGAAACCAGCAAACCTTAGTTCCTTTGATATATATATAGTGAATGACCACTTGGATTAACAAAGAAAAATTTAAAGAACATAGATTTAAAGAAGAAAACTTTAGTATAAAGGAAACTGACGGTTTAAAGCATGGGATCATAAGGGAACGGCAGGTTCCCTTAAAGGAAACCAACGAGTTAAAGCATGGGATCATAAGAGAACCTGAGGTTCCCTTAAAGGAAGGATTTGATAACATTTCTTTGCAGAAGAATCCGCTGGAACAATTTTTGAAAGCAAACCCTTTGAAATCCATTTTTGATAGTGAACCAATTGATTCGCGAAATTTGAAAGAAGGATTAGAGCCAATGAAGGCTGAAACACCCGCGAATGATGAAGACGACCTTGATAATCTCAATCCATTTGGAGCTCCACCGTCCGAGATGATTTCCGATGACAAAACCAAAAATAAAAAGATACCAAAGGGTCTAACCCCTGCCGATAGAAAACACGATAATGCATTGATAAATTCAATAACAATTTCTCTAGTTTCTCTGTTTATAACACTTTATGTGAGTTATAATTGGTATTTTAATTTTACAGAGGGCTTTTCAAAGAGATTCCAGTTTTACGAAAAATTTGACTTCGTCAATTATATGTATTTTTTCACTGAGTATTTTTACAAAATTGTAAAATTCTTTGATGAAACTATTTCGATTAAAATACCTGGATTTGTGAATAACATAAAAAACAGTAGACGGTTAATTTTCATTTTGATTTTCATGATTTCCTATTTTATTGTAAAAACCTTGGTTTCTCTTTTTATGCGCATTTATAAGTACTTCATGTCCTTTATTAAAATGGGTAAAAAAAAGGTGGATATAACGAGCCTAATGAAAAATTTTTATAACCCTAAAGGCAGCAATATCTATATTACACTGGTTTTTGTTTTCTTCGTTATTGAAGGAATCTTTTCAAGCTTAAAATCTGGATACGTAGATAAAAAGATGGGTGATGCTATGGGCAATGATATGGGCGATGCTAAGGGCGATGCTAAGATAAACGTAGATGAGGCTATGGATCCAAGCAGTTCATTTAAAGAATCAATGACCTCATTTAAAATTGCACATCCTCTCGTGTATTTAATTGTCGTTTTGATTCGGATTTCAATTGTATATCTTCCTACGATTTCTGCGGTTTATGGTTTGTTTTTCTTATACTTCAATTTTTATTCATTTTTTGGTATAGCCTATTATTTGAAAATAAACAATGATCCAATTGATGAAGCCAATTTATACAATGGTGTGAGAGACGGGTCTTTTATGGATATGTTTCGCCGAATTCACGCGGCAATGAACGCAAACGAAGTATTATTCGACATCCAAGATGAACCAAATATGAAAAATTATCTAGAAAAGGGTCTCCGATTCTTATTCAACAATTTGCCGTTCCTGATTATGTTTATTGGATTATTCAGAACAATCCCGTCCATATTGAAGATTTATTCGCCCATGTATAAATGGGCCGGAATTGGATTGATCAGCAGTTTTGGCGTTGCAATAATTAAATTTATGATGGAAGAGAATCCGAAAATTTACATTTTACAACAAGCGATCATAAATAATATCAGCAACAGTTTTAGTTCACTTTCCAAGATTTTTGAGAAAAAAGAGGGTGGTGTTTCAAACGTACCTTCAAACGTACCTTCAAACGTACCTTCAAACGTTCCTTCAAACGTTCCTTCAAACGTACCTTCAAACGTTCCTTCAAACGTACCTTCAAACACACTTTAAAAAACATCACCCAATAACGATATAAATATAATTTGTTTGAAATAATATATATAATGCCGAGAGCCAAACCACATGCAACTAAATTAAAAAAAAAGTATTATCCACTTGTCAGCATATGCACGCCCACATTCAACCGTCGGCCTTTTATCCCAACCATGTTTGAGTGTTTTCGCAACCAGACTTATCCCAAAGACCGAATGGAGTGGATTATTGTGGACGATGGAACCGACCGAATCCGCGATTTAGTGGAAAGTTCCGGAATTACCCAAATTAAATACTTTGAAATGCCCAAAAAGGTTTCGCTCGGAGAGAAACGCAACTATATGCACAGCAAAGCGACCGGAACCATTATTGTATATATGGATGACGACGACTATTACCCACCCGAGCGTGTCTCGCACGCGGTTGAGAAATTGATGGACAACAAACAAGCATTGTGCGCGGGGTCCAGCGAAATCTACATTTACTTCAAACATATTCAGAAAATGATTCAGTTTGGACCCTATGGGCCGAACCACGCAACTGCTGGAACATTTGCTTTTCGAGCAGAACTTTTGAAAGAAACCAAGTACCAGGATGATGCAGCGGTAGCGGAAGAACGCGCGTTTCTCAAAGGATACACAATTCCCTTTGTTCAATTGGACCCGATGAAAACTATTCTGTGTTTCTCCCATGAACAAAACACATTTGATAAACGCAAATTATTGGAAAACCCGCACCCGAATTATGTGAAAGAATCAACCAAAAAAATAACCGATTTCATTCGTTTGGAAAAGGAGGGGAACATTAAAAAGTTTTTCATGGAAGACATTGATCCGCTTCTGGAGAAATACGAACCTGGAAACCCCAAAATGAAACCCGACGTTTTGAAACAAATTGCGCAAATTGAAAAAGACCGCGATAATATGGTGCAGGAAGAAATGTCGAAAAATGGACAAATTATGATGAACCAGCCTGGAAAACCGCCGACCACGATGTCGATGACCCAGGTTGCGGAGTTGTTGTCAAAACAGGGTGAAATGTTGGCAAAACAGGGGGAGCAACTTAAAGCATATGAGAGACGTATTGTGGAACTTGAAACCATAAACCGGAATTTGCAGAAACTCATTATGGAGAAATCTGAACCAAAAGAAGTGCAAAAACCAGGTACTTTGCAGGAAATGAATACGGTGTATGGACCGGCTTTAACTAAGGCAGGGCCGACCACTTTGTCGACAGATAAGGCTTTGCCGACCGATAAGGCTTTATCGAACAATAATGATACACCAGTAAAACCATTGTCGAAATCTGAACCGCTGTTTAAATTGGACCCGTCTATGATTTAGAAAATCCATCTATGATTTAGAAAATCCATCTATGATTTAGAAAATCCATCTATGATTTAGAAAATCCAAACAACAATTTAGGATATTTTATATAACACTATTATATAAAATGCCCAAAGCCCCCGCTGAAAACGCCCTCGTTAAAAAGGAAATAACAAAAGTGAAAAACTGTACTAAAAAATACAGAAAAGCCGTTCGTGCGTATTATAAAGCAAGTGCAACTTTAAGTAAGTATAAAGGCACCGATTCCAAGCGTCGTGCATCTTTGCATAAAAAATCGGAAAAAGCAAATGATAAGGCCGACGAAATCCAAGACCAGTGCAATGGACATCGCGTAATTCTACAGTCAATGGTGCGTTCCGGAAAAGTTGTCAAGGAAGAAACCAAGACCAAGATTCAAAAAATGGTTGCTGACCTCGAAAAAGACGAACAAGACTGGTCGTCCAATACTTCTAGCGATAAGGAAGCTATGCAGTAGGGAAACCTACGGTTATTCAGAGAAGCTTCGCTTCTCTTACGCCCTACGACCCCTTCCCTTAATGGAAATTTAGTTTTTAGATTTGCTATAACCATTCTATATTATTTTTTTGCAAAAATAATATAACCAACTACAAAAACAAAGGGAAGGGGTCGTAGGGCGTAAGAGAAGCGAAGCTTCTCTGAATAACCGTAGGTTTCCCTATTCGTCCTCAAACTCGTCTACCACCACATCCTTCTTTACATTTTTGTCTAAATACCGATAAATTCTTTTTATATCTAATTTATTGATATCATAGGTTTCAAACACCTTCTCCACCGAATTCAAAACATTGACGTCGTTAACAATGTCCAGTTTCTTGTTTGAATAAAAAATCCGCAAATCCTGGAACAAAGACATCAAATCTTTCTTATCCAGGTCCAGTTTCTGACACAAATCGTAAATGAACTCAATGTTGTTGTATTCCGTCGAATACTTGGTCAAAACCTTAGTGAAACGGACTTCATTCAGTGTTTTCGATCCTTCCTCGACCAAATGGAAAATCCGATTGTTGTTGAATGTTTTCATCAAACTACTCATCTCATTAAAATGCCAAATCTGGTTCTGAAACGTGATGCGGTCAATGTAGTCTGAATAACACACATTTTCTAAAAAACGCAAATAAAACGGCAACGACTTTTGCGGAATTGCATCCACGATGTTTTCGTGCCACAGCAATGCCACCGTGGTTCGGTCTGTTTCGTTCATCAATGTATTGTGGTCTTCCATTTTGTACGGATGCGCAATCAGCGATTTGGTTATTTTATTGGTGTCTTCGTTGAAGGTTTTGATATTCAGGATTTTTTGCAAAATCTCGGCGTCGATTAGGTCGGGGTTTTTATTATAAAGTTTTTTAATAAATTCCAATTTTCGCAAATCTCCAGAAACGTATTTTTCAATTATGTTTACTTTCAATTCCTCGATTTTGGGAAAAGTGGTTTTTACCACGCTCGTTATTTGTTCGGTCGTTGGCGTTTTCAATTCAAAGAGGTTGCACACCTTCATCAATTCTTTGATTTTCTTATCCACATTGTAGTTGCCAATGCAAATAATTGGATTCAATGTCATGTTTTCCAATCGCTGTTTTTTCGTCTTTTTTTGGCGAATCAGCTTGATCAGGGCAGTGAGACCCCCCTTGTCGCCGCTGTTCATTCCGTCGATTTCGTCCATTACGATGGCGATTTTTTTGACGCGTCGGTGCATCATATCCAAGACGTTGCATGAAGAAATGTTGTTGCTTGCGATGTTTTCAATGAGCGCCTTGTTTCTTACGTCGCCTGCATCATAGTGGATGACATCGTAGTTCATTTTTTTCAAAATGTTCATTACGAACGTGGTTTTTCCAACACCGGATGAACCATAGATGTAAAACCCCTTTTTGAAATTCACGTTTGTGTGGTTTTTCTCAAAGTTGTTGAGTATCTCACACATTTCTTTTTCGGTTTGTTCTCTGCAAAATATTTGGTTCATTATTTTAATTAACGGGTAATCTTTAATTAAAGTAAAAAAATATAGTTTTGTTCTCGTATGAACGCATAAGGGAAACCTACGGTTAAGCCAGTCGGGCGCTTGCATCCTACGGATGCTTAGGCCCTTTCCCCTATGACCCCTTCCCTTTAAGGGAACTCGTCGTTCCCTTATGAACCCATACTAACAAAATTTTTTAAAAAGCATTATGATCCCAATATAAAAAAGGAGGGGTCATAGGGGAACCTACGGTTCTCCTACTAACGCCCAAACTTACTGAAATCGGTCGTTATCGCCATAAAATTCCCCCCTTTGGATTGCAATGCGCCATTGTATGAATATGGGTCATTGGGTTTGCTGTTGGGATAATTGGGTACGCCCGTGGTATTACTTCCCGGTCTGTATGCTTGGCTACTTGAAGGATATCCCGACGCGTTTGCACTACTGCTGGTATTCATCGGTCCGCCATACGATTGTTGGTATCCAATTCTGTCTAAGCCGAGCGCACTCGCGGTTGAACCTAATATGTTTCCAGCAGTATCAAATGTTTTTCCAACAACGTTTCCAGCAGTATCTAGTGTTTTTCCGACCACGTTTCCGGCAACATCCACTGTTTTTCCGACCACGTTTCCGGCAACATCCACTGTCTTTTCTGCAATGTTTCCGACAGCATTCACCGTATTGGATACAGCACTTCCGGTTGCATCCACTGTATTGGATACGGCACTACCGGTTGAACCAACTAGGGTCTTTTTGTCGAATGCAAGCGACGAACTGTCTGTTGTCTTAGTTCCGGAACCGCCATTTCCTCCGCAGTCTGTGCAAACACCTCCACTTTTGCATCCAGGGCATGCTGGGCAAACTGGCGGGACAATCTGGGTTTTCAATAAGTAGTCGCTGGAATTGGTGGAGCCGACCGCGTTGGCATTGAAATAAATATACCACCTTGAAAATGCATCTAATAATTCACTGTTTCCGCTTGTATCGACTGCATGAGCATTTGTTGCATTTGTTGCATTTGTTGTATTTATCGAAGGATTTGCACTGTAAACCCCATCTTTTGTGAAACGACGGCACTTGGTCGCCCTTATCGTTCCATTTGATTCCAGCATGTTTCTAAAAACGGATAAAATCGTATTGTCGCCATTCGCCCAATACATGATGGTATGGTCTTTGGTTGCATCTTGGATAAAATAGGGGGCAACCGATGTTTGGCTAAATGAAATTTGGGACGCCGGTGTCGTATTTCCAGTTGCGGTAGCCGTATACGAATAACTGGTTGTTTTGCTTCCTCTTGCATAGACATCCAATTTAGCACCAGTACCATTTGTTTTTACTAGCAAATTGCCATTCTTAACGTCGAACCAGACATTGGATACGACTTGATAAACTGTTTGCACCTTGTCGTAAAAATCCACCACAACATTTGTGTCGTCTTTTCCGTCGCTCGTATAGGCAGATGCCGGTTTCAACACAATTGTGTCGGATACCGCATAACTATTGGTGGACTGTTTCATGGCGCCGTTGAAATACGCGGTGACTGCGGGTCTATAGGAACTAACGGTGGTCGTATTTCCAGAAACGGTTGTGTTTCCAGAAACGGTCGCATTTGCTAAATCCATAATGTATAAATAAGTGTCATTGCCCCAGGTGATATAATTCAATTGATTCGTACTTTGTAGCCCCTTGATCGACCACTGGGTTTCTAAAGATTCAATGGTCGCCACTTTGCTTTCTTCGCACTGTTGTGTCATGATCGTGTTGGCAGAACCGCGTGTGTAAGTGTATATTGGGTCCATTTTTCTCGGAATTACATCAATGGATGAAACTGATGCGCCAGTGGAGTCTGCCGTGTTGACGTAGGGAGACGCCGTGATTAGAACAGCGTTTCCATTTCGGTTGTCGTAGTAAATGTCGTCGTACAGTTTGATAATGGCGTTTTTGGAATCATATGCAGGTACAGTCTGAGAACTGAAACTATTGGCGTCCTTAAGATAGCCGATGAATCCCTCGGAAACAAGTCCCCACCGTTTCACCGTCGTGGCAATCACCAATACGATTAATAGTGTAAAAAATAATAATAGTGGACTTAATTTGATTTCACTTAACATTGTAAATATATATTGTATCGCGAGAAAATAGAGAATTCTTTTGCAGACCCTAAAATTGATTTATAAGCATCCTAATCATTATTTTGCAAAAACAAATAAACCTAAATATCGATTGAATCTAATGGAACCGAATACTACGTTAACAAAAGCAAAGAGAGAGAGAAAGGTGAAGGCCATGGCTTTACTAAAACCATGCTACAATACAGAAACCGAGTTTGAGATCGGCATTGACGAGGCGGGTCGCGGACCCCTGTTCGGGCGCCTCTATGTTGCCGGTGTGATTTTACCTAAAGATATGGAATCATTTCATCACGATTGGATGAAAGACAGCAAACAAATCAAATCGAGAAAAAAGATGGTGGAACTCGCCGACTACATAAAATCAAAAGCCATCGCGTGGCATATCTACTACGCCGAAGCGGACGAAATTGACAGCACTGGTATTCTTAATTGCGTTATGAAAGGGATGCACCAATGTGTCAGTGAAAATCTGAAGAAAATTCCTCCTACAAATATTCGCAATGGTTTGTTGTTGGTGGATGGGAATTATTTCCGGCCCTATTCCAGATTTGATGAAGAGACCGAATCGTTGATAACGATGCCTCACGAAACCGTGGAAAAGGGGGACGGGACGTATTCGTCCATCGCGGCGGCGTCGATTTTAGCGAAAAACGAGCGAGATACCTATATGGAGGCCTTGTGTTTAAAACATCCGGAATTGGGCGAAAAATATTCGATGCACACCAATATGGGCTATGGAACTAAGGCGCATTTTGAGGGGATAAGGGAGCATGGAATTACGGAGTGGCACCGAAAATCTTATAAAGGGGTTGGATAAATATGGGGGGATATTGTATAAATGAATATATTTTCAAATTTGAGTTCAAAAATGCCAAAACATTTTAGAAATAATGATGAAAAAACAAATTATAAAGATGAAATTTATAAACTTTATAAAGACGTTTGGGATTATTATGATAGTGATCAGTTTCAGGATGGAATACGTATTGATATTGACAGTTTTCACGAGTTTAATGAAAATAAAAAAATAAATAAAATAACAGAAATACAGGCTATGGAAACCCAGTTTGCCGAATTTATGAAAAGATTGAATAATTTGGAAACAGATGCAAGACGTGATTTATATGGTAATTTATCATCTGTTGATAAAAATTTAACTTCCATTAAAGAAATTCTTTTTTTAAATGGAATATTAGAAAAATACCATTCTATTGATTTTTATTTAAAAAAATTTCGGAATAGATTAAATGATATTAAAAAAAATCTCTTTTCAAATCAAACACTAGAAGAGTACCCTTCTATAAAAAATTATTTAGAAAATTTGCAGGAAAAAATAAATCCCACAAAATCAGATAATTCTAACGGCCCAACTGAAGAAGAGGATGACATGAGAAATGGTCGGCGCGGAGGAGGAAAACCCAAAAAAACCCGTCGTAAGAAAAACAAAAAGCGTCGTTCATCCAGACGTCATAAAAAATAATATGACAATAATTCAAACATTTATTGTCATAGGTAATAAAAATATGCAACACCCATTATTTTATTCGTAATAAATAAAATCTATAAAAAATTTATAAATGCAAAATTCTGTTCTCTCGAATGTTCTTTCATCTAGCGAAATCGCCGAAATATTGAACCAATCTGATGTAATAACAAATCGGGAAAAACTGTCAACTCAAAACGTAGTAAAATTTGCGATTACATTGCCAAGTTTAATCAAGACTAAATTGCAAAATAGTTTATCGATTGATTTATCCCATCTATCTACCATTCCCATGAGATGGATTACCGGCGATACATTACCCCATATTGATAAAGGCGAAGCACAATTCAATACCACCTATTTAATTTATTTAACGGATAGCGCTGGTACTTTAATCGTAGATGGAATACATTATTCCATTGTTGCCGGTGATGCGCATATTTTTAGCGAAGGACTCGAACACTCTACCATCAATACTGGAACCAATATGCGGTTGATCATTGGGCCTATGAGCGAAAGTGGATTTGCGGTTGGAGGTGGTATTACGTATTTTGGCAATCAAGCCGATGCATCAACTTATGCAAATGTTATAAATACGGATGGTAGTTATACGATACAAACAATAAATGGCATTTCTTCGTGGAGGATTTTAACCAATTCTTCTGGTGGTAATGTTGGGTCTCCAAATGGCGGACCATACAATGTAGGTAGTACATTAATTCCAGGACCACAGTATTATGTATACCCCTATACGAATCCTATTTCCAATACTTGTTTTCCTGCCAACACTCCCATAACTACTGACCAAGGTATTATTCCAATTGAAAAAATAAACCCATTAAAACATACAATTCGCAGTAAACAAATTGTGGCAATTACGCAAACCATAACACAGGATGAGTATTTAGTATGTTTTGAAAAAAACGCGATAGCTAATAATATCCCTTGTGAAAAAACAATCGTGAGTAAGAATCATTTAATATTTAATAAAGGAAACATGATAAAGGCAAAAGATTTTATAGGAAAATATGAAAATATTTATAAAATCAAAAATAAAAATCAGATTTTATATAACATTTTACTTAAAAAACACGATAAAATGATTGTTAACAACTTAATATGTGAAACATTGCATCCCGACAATACGATTGCAAAATTATACACTGTATTGCCTAGATTTAATTTAGAACAACAATGTGAAATGATTTCAAAATATAACAAAATTTTTAGTAAAAAATTAAGTAAATAAACATTCGAGTGAAGATTTAAAATGGGACACCCCTACGGGGTGTTATTTAAAATCGTTTCCGATACCGCGCGCTATTTAAAATGTCTCATTTTAATTATTCAGTGGTTTAAAACAACTTCTCCAATTCCGATTTGGAAACATTTTTTATGCAACATTCTTTGTCCATCTTGGAATACCCAATCATGAACTCTTCTTCGCTCGTTTGGACAAACCCTAAAACATATTCCACCTTCTCTCCTTCCAATGTGAAAAACTTGGTCCAACGTTTGACCTCGCCCGTCTCCAAATCCAATGCAACCAATATATGATAGTAGTATCTGCGTTCTTCATACGACACCGCGTGCGCAATGAACCAGGTTTCATTACCGACACGAATACCATTGGTTGACCCGCGCAACAGTTCGAAAAACCTCGGCGACTTCATGTCTCTCTTATTCTGCAACATATTTGCATACCCGATTTCATAACTGGTTCGCCAGTCATAGACGACGCGTATCTTATCATTAGAATCCGCATACAAAACCCAGTTCTTCTCTATGTTCGAACACCCGTCGGTCTTTACCAAAAACGAAGAGCGGGTACACTCTTTCTCATAATCAATGGTTCCATACTCTACCCGCATCTTTCCGTCCTGGGTGCCGCGATTGGCCGTGAAATGGGTCTTGCCTCCGTGCTCAAACAAACGGATATCCTCCAAACCCACATATCGCCCGTCCAACTCCGTGTTGTATCCGAGTTCAAATGTCTTTGAACCAACCGAGATCCTATTCTTCGTCGTTATGTGTTCTTGGTTAATATACCCCCCATTCTCGTCAATGTAGTAATTGACGTGTCTGCGATTAATTACAGTCTCGCCATTGTGTACACAAAAAGAAGGCGTACTTATATTGAATCCATCTTCTGTCGCAAAATGCTCATTGCTCAACGGATTGTTCGTTAAGACCAACGATTTGCAATAAAATTTGTAATTCGACACCACATTCTTCAAAATGGAATCCTCGATGTTTTTTGCAGTTAGCACCCGCATACTGAGCGCTGCCATATCAATGTTTTCCGGATTGTAATAATATCCGACTATACTATACTCGTAGTCGATCTTGTAATCATATACGTCATTCTGCAAAAACAAATAATCGATCTTGGACTTATCCACGCCCTTCAACTGTTGTTGCGCAATTCTGTAAAATTCGTATGCTAACTTATGCTTTGACGCGTTCCTATAATAATGGATTATCTCGTAAATATTCTCCAGACGCTTCGGGAAATAGTCGTATGCCTGCAACCAATATGCAATGGCCATCTCGGGTTGACCTGACCAATTATAACATCGCCCAATACTGTAATAACTGTGCCATACCTCGTCAAACCATCCGCCAATTTCAATTCGCTTTTTATACATTTCTATCGCCTTCTCTCGGTTCCCACTGTCGCGATAACTGTTGGCCAAGTAAAATGTGTATCTATCGTTGTTCGGCTTCTCTACTAATCCTTGCGTCAGTAAACGAATATCTCGCTCAAACTTATCGGCTTTGGCGCCACCATCTCCGATATCATCAATGAAAAGTGTGCTTCGCTCGATTTGCGAATAATTGGTTCCGTCGGGGGTGCTAATGACCTCGTGCGTGACACCCCAGTATTTTATCCCCATGTTGTTCTTGACAATTCTCACGTTTTTGTAAGAAAATCGATCGCTCCCCTGGAATAAGTGGAAGACGTCGGCAGTTGACAATTGGTTTTTAAACGTTTGCAAATTGAACTTGGGTCCCTTTACCAAAACCATATCCGCATCCAATAGCAAAATGTAATCGGCAGAAACCTTCCCGGTATTCATGACATCTTTGCACGCATCCAGTGCGAATGTTCGGTTGTACTCGAAATTCTTAAATGGCTCCACAATAACAGACCCTGGAATATTGTGCGCAGAAAAGTATTGTTCAATGAGATTGACTGTGTGGTCAGTGCTTCCCGTGTCGCAAATACAATAGCAATCGATTAAATCCACAATGGAATCGAAGAGACGCGTGATGATTTTGGATTCGTTTTTTACAATCATGTTCAAACACAGTTTAGGCATTTTCTCTATGAACATACCTGGAATATATGTTTATACCTTTTTAAAAGAAACCGTAGGTTTCTCTTTGACTCTTCCCTTTTCTCTATTAACAATTAAAGAAACCTACGGTTAAACATCTATTGCACTTACTTTGCTTAGGTCCTTATTCAGAAACGCTTAGATTATGCCTTACGGATTTAACGTTTCTCTTTATAAAGAAGTACACTTCCCTTTTATTTTATGTGATTAAAATATATTATGGCTTGCAGTCGGTACAATAATGATTACAATAGAATAGAGAAACGCAACGCAATCAGCACATTTGCGGGAAGATATGCAATGGATGTTCCCGGACCTGGCGACAATATGGATTTCAACGCGGACCCGCATCTTCGCATAACGAAATGGGGTGCCAATTTTCGCGAAAATATGATGGATATCAACAGCGATTTGCGTGGATTAACGCGTCCGTTGAATCGCGACTTACCCGAAGTGAATTGCTATAAGAAACACGCAACCAAATCGTCGGCTACCTCATACGGAGAAACCAATTACATAACAGATGATTCCCGCGCGACAAATCCTGCGTGGACATATAGAGAAATAGAACAAAACAGGTGGGAACAACCCTTGTTGAATCCTTTAGACCAGTTGGAGAAACCGTTTCACAATAACTTGAACACGCGGATTTTGGAGCGTGATCATTTTGTGCCGCAAAATAACAAATTGCAAATCGCGACCCCTTTCCCGACCCTAAAATAAAGGAAACCGTAGGTTTCCTTTTGAACCTTCCCTTATGCCATTAACTAAATAAAGGGTTATTCAGAAAATCATATAATCTCTCCTTTAATGGAATATATGATTTTTAATAAAAACTGGTATTACGCTGAATACCAAGGTTCCAATAAAAGGGAAGGGTTCATAAGGGAACCGTAGGTTCCCTTATTTTTTTGCGATTACTAATATATAGTTTATTATGGAATTAGCAATACCTTTAGTCGCATTAGGCAGTTTGTACATTGTATCAAATCAAAAAAAAGAACCGAAACCCGTCAATGAGGGGTTTTTGCCAAACACCAACGTTCCCGATACAAATTATAATGACCAGGTTTCCCAGGAGTTGTCGTCCAAGCTCGCAACCATGAATAAATACGACGGTCCCTCCGTTTACACCGACAAATACTTTAATCCATATGCCAAGGGCAGTTTAGTAAAAGAGAGTGTGAATGCCGACAAAAACCAATACAAATCGTTGAATGGCGACAGCGTCGGTTCCAACTACTTTGAGCACAACAATATGATGCCTTTTTTTGGTGGCAAAATCCGGTCAGCGATTGACCCCAATTCCAATGAAGCCATTATGGATAACTATTTAGGAACTGGATCTCAAAACATTGTAAAGTCGGAACAGGCACCTCTCTTCGCCCCCAACGAAAAAATGCACTGGGCGAATGGCGCTCCCAATATGAACGATTTCTACCAATCCCGCGTCAATCCCAGTATGCGAATGGCCAATGTCAAACCTTTCGAGGAAGTCAAAGTTGGACCAGGTCTCGGTCTCGGCTACGGCTCCGAGGGCGCCGGTGGATACAATTCTGGAACCGCAATGCGCGAATCCTGGTTGCCTAAGGGTGTAGACGAATTGAGAACCTCCAATAAGCAAAAGGCGTCGGAGACAATGCAATTGGGACACGAAGGTCCCGCCAAAAGTCGCATCACGAATGTAGGCATTTTGGGCGCTTTCCAGAAGAATCGTCCGGAGACCGCGTTTGAATGGGGTCAGGACCGTCTTTTCACAACTACTGGCGCAGTCAAGGGACAAACTTTGAATGCCATTCCGGTAGAGAGACACGTGGTCAGACCGGAGACAACTGTTGATTACAACGGTGTTGCGCAAAGTATGCACGCCCAGCAGGCAATGCCTGGCGAAGTTTTACCCAGTCATCGCATTGAACTCGGTCCAACCCAGATTGGCGCGGCGAACGCGGTAGGTCGCGGATTCGGCAATGAAGGCGATTATGGACTCAAATCCAAACAAGTGTACGCGAACAACCGCAGTTCCAATGTCCACGATGATTATTTTGGAGCAGTCGGAAGCAGTATCGGCGCGGTTGTTGCACCTTTGCTCGAAATCATGCGACCCTCCAGGAAAGAGAACACCACCGGAAACATGCGCGTTTATGGAGATGCCAAACCCGCGGTCGCCCAATCGTATTTATACAATCCGAATGACGCACCCGCACACACCATGCGTGAAACTACAGAGAACTCGGTCAATCATTGGAATGTTAACAGGGGACAAACCAACAATGGATATATGGCGGCCAAAGTGGAGGCAACGCCCCAGCACAGAGACACTACGACAACATCCTATACTGGCGCTGGTGCATCTAAGAACCCGGCATTGCGAGTGTATGATGCGGAACTTGGATACCAGCCCAGCAACTTGAAGGCGGACACGATTAAAGGGCGATTCGGCAACTCGAATACCAATGTCTTCAATAACTCGGTGAATTACCAGGGTAAGCCAAAGGATTTGGATATGGTGAATAACAGAGAAGCAATGCCGAAGATGCCATATGTGAATGCGGGTTCTATCGGAACTTACCAGCAGAAGTCGCAGAATCTGGATTCCAATGTCAATGTGGAGAGGATGTCTCCCGATATGTACAATGTTTTGCAACAGAACCCGTATGCGATTAAGCGGACATACAAATAAAGGAAACCTACGGATACAGCCCTTCGGGCTTCCGCCTTTTGAACCTTCCCTTTACATAAAGGAAACCTACGGTTGTTCAGAAAAGCTTCGCTTCCCTTTAAATCCCTCCTTATAAATAAAATTTTATTTGATTTTTTAAAATTTTATTTGACTTACCCCATAAAATTACTTAAACATTCGTCAAACCCAAACCCGTTTTCATCTAATCCATATTCACATGCAATTGGATTGTATACGCATAATTTTTTCAAAACACGTATTCCTTTCAAAGGACCATTCCAACTGTCTATAAAATTCTTCACAACATTTGAACCTACGCCATAAGGTGTTTGGTATTTTTTATTTTTTTTGTGAGGTTCTGCTCCATAGTGCAACAATATTTCTATAACTTCTATATCATTATTAAGACATGCCATAAATAAAGGAGTTATCGTTCTTTTATTTTCATAATTGACTTCTGCGCCCTTTGATAAAAGCAATTCAACCATTTCAAAATGTCTTAGACTAGACGCAATTAATAACGGACTATCTGGTTTATCAATGTATTTTGGATTTACATCAGCACCATTTGAAATAAGTAAATCCGCAATTTCAGCATTACCGCGAATTGCGGCAATAAATAAAGGAGTAAAACCGTGTTTGTCTTTACCATTTACATCAGCACCTTCGGAAATAAACTTTTTTACGTTTTCAATATTATTATTATTACACGCTTCAAAGAGATCAATGTTTGCCATTTGTATAATAACTATTTTATCTATAAGTAAATATTTATTATATAAAAATTTAAAAAAAATGTTTGTTTAGAAACGCAATCAAACCAATCATCGTGTCAGCAAATAGTACTTTCCACGAATCTGTGCGACCAATGATCGCTCCATAAGCAAAGAGGCCGTATAAAAATCCGTGCAAAGGTCTCAAATGGTTCCACCAAATGGGTTTTCCGCCTGTCTCTACACCAGTGGGTCTGCTACCCGTGAAATAAATGTAAAAAAATCCCGCGGAAATAAGTGCGGCTACATAACCCATATAAGGCAAATACGCAGTGAAAGTCATTGCTAAATAGGTGAACAAAAGTCGTGTGCCAATGCATCCAACGAGAAAAAGCGCGGTGCTGTTCATTATATAAAGGAAACAGATGTTTCCTTTTTTCGATTTGCTTATACCTTCCCTTATAAAAGGAGGGGTCATAGGGGAACTACGTTCCCCTAAAAGGATATAAAAATATTTCATGAATTAATTCATACAAATGAAACTCGAAACTTTTGAATACGACGGCACAACTTATACCATCAAGATCGGCAGGTCCGCAATAGAGAACACCGAACTCGTGAAAAATGCCAGCAAATCTGATATATGGTTTCATTTATCAGATTCTCCTTCATGTCATGTGGTCTTGGAAACAAATACAAAACTAAATCAGGTTCCACATAACGTCATTTCGCGGTGTGCGTATTTATGCAAAATGCACTCCAAAACATTAGCAAAAAGCAAAGTCATTTACACACAAATTGAAAATGTGCAAGTAAGTAAAATACCAGGACAAGTGATTACAACCCATTGCAAAAAATTTTAATTTACAAAATTCCAATTAATTTCTCAATAAAGATTTCCGCGTTTTTCTCTCCAGCCATATAATAATTCATTATTTGAGCGGGCGAATATTTTTTGTCAGGAATTTGTTGTAGAACAGCTGGGTCAATGGATTCTCCAGTCAAATGCCGATAAATTTCGTCAATCACGTTTCTCGATGCATTCGCCAATTCCAGCGTAATATCAATTCTCCCAGGGCGTTTTAACGCCGGATCCAACTTTTCATAATGGTTGGAAGAGAGAATCAATATTCTCCCCGGCGTTTCGCGGATTCCGTCCCATAAATTCAAAATATCGTCTAGAGTAATGGGGTCCTCAATTTTGATTTTAGGGACTTCAGATACCTTGGTTACCGGATCCAGATTAATTACAACTTCTTTCTCTGCATATTTTTCTTTCTTATGTTCCCTGGAAAGCACAATGTCTCCGACGCAATCGATGTCTTCAAACACGATGATTTTCTTGTCAAATCCAACCGTCCCTCTTTCATTGGATCCGTTGTATCGGTCTTCAAAAAATATTTCATCCAGGTCGTGTTTGGTTTTCAATAACTTGAGAGAAATGATAATAATGTGTCTTCCCGTGTAATTCGCCAATGCCTTAATAAACGACGTTTTTCCGGTTCCGGGAGGGCCGTGCATCCCGATTCCCAACGAGTATGGAATGCCCTTATCATAATACCAGTCCTTGTTTTGAGTGAAAAAGTCAATCTTATCCAGAATCTTTTGTTTATTTTCAAAAAAAAGATTGTTGAATGTCCGCGTACTCTCAAATCGGGTTTCTGACCACCTTTCAGAAATGTCGTCATCGTATTTTATTTTTGAAAGTGTGTAAATGTAATGTTTGTTTTTGCGCGCATTCTCCAATTTTTTCATATGATTCAATGTTATGTTTTCAACAAACATTTTGATTGCCTCGGTGCTACTTTTGTACGAATACAGTTCAATGATGATATTGGATGTTTTGTTTCGCGTTTTGATTTCGTCTTCCTCTTTGTTTGTGGATTCGTTTTCGGTGTACGTATATGCATAGATTTCCAATTCTTTGTTAACCATGAATTTATCCTTTTGGTTCACCATGTATATTTCGTCTTCCTTCTTGTTAACCGTCTGCTCCTTGATGGAATGGATGGACGGATTTTTGTCAATTTCCGCAATAATGTATTCCCACAATGCCTTGAACCTTTTGCCAAAAACGCTGGTTTGTTTGAGTTCTGAACTGTACGTATTCACTGCGCACGATATTTTGCCTTCGTATTCTACTGAGTTTTTCTTCTGCAGTTTGTGGAAAAAAAATTCCCAATTCATTAGTTTTTTAAAGTCAACGTCTTCCAAATAATAGCTACACTGTCTCACTATGTAATTTATAATGGACATCGTCAATGTTAAAAAAATGATACTGAAGATGCCTCCATCGTCCGATTTAAGTTTGCCGTATAACACAGAATTGATTGCCATTTCTCCGTTCATCCTTAATTGATTGATATAGATACAATATTTTATATCCTTTTGATAGAACTATCCCCATATCCAAAGCATTTTATTTTTATTTATACAGGAGAATAAAAATAGTGATAATATCTAAGTGATAATCAAACGTCTCGCAATCGACTTTCACTTACTCCGTCAGCAATCTTGGAACACAGTTGATTGTCTGCAATTCGTGCGCCATGAGTTTGAACGCATAAGGCACTTCCACATATGCAAAGTCCGTCGTGTTGTCGCACACCCCGCATTTATGCACCGTGAAACTGTATTTGGACATCATATTGTTCGATGTCGATGCGTCATTGTATTGCGCAATCATTCCGCATTTCTTGCAGACATGAACACTGTATTTGTCTGAAACATCATACAACCTTTCTCTGCAAAACCTGCTCATTCCGTGTGCAAGCATAACATCGCGCTCCATCTCTCCAATACGGAAACCGCCATCGCGACTACGGCCTTCGGCCGGTTGTCTCGTCAAATTCACCATCGGTCCGATTGACCTGCTGTGTTGTTTATCATTGACCATGTGCTTCAATCGCTGGTAAAAGACCGGTCCAATAAAGATGCTCGCGTCAAATTGTTCGCCAGTCAATCCGTCATACATGATCTCGTTTCCATAACTCTCGTATCCCAATTTTTGAAGTTCTGTTGCAATAGTTTTTACATCCAAATCGCCGAAACTGGTTCCGTCGCCAAACATTCCCAAATGTATCAACACCTTTCCTAACAATGTTTCTTTCAACTGTCCAATCGTCATACGCGAAGGAATTGCGTGCGGATTGATGATAATGTCCGGCTTCAATCCGTTTCTGGTATATGGCATATCGCACTCTGGAATTATTAATCCAACTGTTCCCTTCTGACCATGTCTTGAGCTGAATTTATCACCGATGCACGGTTTTCTGAAAGTGCGCATTCTGACTTTGGCACAGGGATACCCATCGCCATTCCGGCAGGTGACGTTCTCATCAATGTGTATTTCCTCACCTGCGGTTCGCACGCTCTTGCTTTGGTCCTCAAACTTGATTGGTTTTGTGGGGTCATTGCGGTTCTCCTTGATATGAACCACCTTCGCCATAATGATATCGCGGTCGTCCAATTTGGTGTTTTTCGGGATAAATCCGGTCGAGTCTATCTTGTCGTAATTTCCGTACTTGATGCCCTTGGTTTTGGTGGAGTCAGGTTTGCATCGGCTTACGAAACGGGTTATATTTTTGTCCTCGTCCTTCTCCGTGTGGTAAATCGTGGTGGAAAACATCCCGCGGTCAATGGAACCCTTGTTTATCAACACACTGTCTTCCTGGTTATAGCCAGTATAGGACATGATGGCGACGTGGATCACCTGACCCGATGGAATCTTGACGAGATCCAGCCAGTTCATAATGCGCGTGTCCACCAAAGGTCTTGACGGCGATGTTAATATATAGGCAGTTTTGTCAAATCGCTTGTCGTAATTGGTCGCGTATACGCCCATTGCCTGCTTACTCTGCGCGCATTGATAAGTGTTCCTCGGAGCCTGGTTGTGTTCTGGGAAGGGAATGCACGACGCGAGAATTCCAAAAATGGTGGATGGATGGATTTCGCAATGAGTAAAATGGATTTTGGTGTCGTTCAAAATATACGAATTTTTCGCCCTGAGTGCAATCATCGCGAAATTTTGCTCATCCGGGTCAATGTATTCAATCACCGATGTATCCAATTTGCAGTTTGTCAGTAAATCGTTCCATGACAATTCGCCGGCATCGATTCGATTGATAATATCCATGGTGATAAGTGCCTTTCCGTCCTTTACACGCAACAAAGGACGCGTCATCCTTCCCGCATCGTTGCAAATGCGGATTTCCATCATCTTGTAATCAAATACAACCGATGTGTAAATATTCAAAATACCCTTGTACTTCTTCTCCTTCATGTCATTGTACAATTCGATCGGTGTGTCTGTGACACCTACCCAGCAACCATTGACGAATACTTTGACTTTGCCGAATGTCTCCTTGGGCGAAGCCGTGTTCAAAGACTTGATGAAGGGCTCAACATATATGTATAACGACGAACTGTTGGTCGTAATTGTGAGATGAGTCATCGTGCTGATGCTTTTGACAACACCGATGGACTGGCCCTCTGGAGTTTCTGCTGGGCAGTTTGAAACGACAAATGACGACGCAACAAATGAATGGTTCTCTGACCTGGTGGTGAAATCGTAAACAAGCTCGGGTTCAATTTCAACAATGGATTCAATCGGTACACATACGCACCCATTGTCGGCAATATTATCGCGAATAAAGTTGTCGTACACAATATCGGTTGTGAATCTGGTGCTTTGTTGAATACCTCTTTTATTATTAGATATAACTTTACCAATTTGGTTATTGGTTAGCTTAGTTTTCTCCATCATTTTCTCCATATTCTCGGTTTTGTGGTTATCAATTATATATTTATATGATTCGTCGCGCTCGTCTTTATTTTTCTGTCTAATTCTTAGATGTTCAATAATTGGCGCAGACACTCGCCTCTTCTCTTCGCAATAAGTATAATTAATATGATTTGCATAATTTAATAAATTCTCGCAAGACTTTTCAAATACAATACAAACCTTTGTTTTGGTTTCATTAACAACTGTATTTTTCAATTTGCAAATAATATTAAACTCTGCAAAGATATCTTTGATTTGTTTCATATATTCGGTAGTCGCAGTTAAATAGTCGTTATGCGTTGTTTGGATTGTGATACCGAGGTTTGGCTTAAACGTGTTTGCATTCTTTTGGTACGACATTCTAGAACCATCACCGCCCTGAAATCCGGACAGAAACTCGCGCTTAATTGACAATTCGGCATTCACCAACCAATCTGGTAATTTCCTTTCCATATTAACCTTTGAACCAACAAACGCACCCATTGTATGCATAAAATATGCAAATGCGCCGCTTTTTGAGACCAACCATGTGGTTGTTGTGGTGGTTCTGCCAGTTTGCTTATCTTCAAACTTTTTGATATTTCTTCTTACCATTGGGGTTTCAAATCCAAGGGTTTTTATATCATCAGCAACCTGATAAACGTCGTATTCTTCACCGAGATAAAACTCAGCCGTGTAATAATTATTTGAATCACATCCGAGATGGCCGTCTGTATTCAAAGAACCAATCAGTCTAGCAATAATTTTTAGTTTATGTGTCGGAATTTGAGTATTCAGCAAATTCTTTTCCAATAAGTCCATCCGATAATGCTCTAATACTTCTGATTCATTAATTATAACAATTGTTGTTCCAGTATCTCTAATAGGTTCCACAGTATGACGAATGACCAACTTATCATTTGCAACGTTTAGTTCACCAAGTTTCTTCATCTCGTATTTTCCTTCAGTTGAACGAACTAAGAATGGGTGGTCCGCTGTTGCCTTAATTTTTCTGCCACTGATCGTTTTAATTTCAAACAATTTGTCCGGCATTTTGCAGAAATAGTTGTGCATATCACTTGGTTCATCCATAAGTGTTTGGCGATTTACTGTATTTACCCAATCACCGTCCTTTATGTCTTTGATTTGTCTGGAATCCATGCGATTTGACAACAACACATTTGTGTCGCCGGTTAAGCAAAGGAACCCCCATGTGGTCCCGTGCAACTTTCTCGGGTCAATCAGCTCACCTGATTTGTCAATGGGCGTATTGATGCGTCGCATATGACTGAGCGTCGCCGCCGTCGTCAAACGATTCACAACTTGCGCAACACCGACCTTACTGCTGTTGCTTTGCTTAATGCTGAAATCGCCGGTCGCCAATGCGCGATTAATACCGGTCTCGATCGTGGTGGATTTCACCATTTTGCAGATGTTCCCGTTATTGACAATACTTTCGTAATCCTCGGCGGAACGCCACGAGCCGCCATTGATTTCCTTGATAATGTGTTTCTGCATCTCCTTCACCAATTTGTTGAAATAGTTTCGGAACAAATTGTTCAAAAGGGTTCCGGTCATATCAATGCGTTTGTTCACATAGGAGTCGCGGTCCGACGGTTTTATCCATCCGAGCGCGGTCTGAATGAGTTTGTTCGTCATATAACCCAGGAAATATATTTTTTGTTCGGGGGTTTTGCAGTGGGGGAACAGGTCGTTGCTCAATACATCATTGGTGAAATCGCGTTTCTTCTTGGAACCCTGTTCCTTATCCATATTCATAGGAGTAAACGCCACATAGGATGTTATGTGTCTCAACGCGTCCTCCTTTAACATATACTGGTTTGCTTCAATGATGGACGCGTTCAGAAATTTCAAAATATCCGTGTGCATACTACTGTCTATGTCCAGCAATATGTATTCGCAGATTTGCTTGTCGGATGCGACGCCGAGTGCGCGAAATAGGACAAACAAATCAATGGATTCGCGAACGCGGGGAATGACCACCTTCAGTGGATGACCGTATCCGTTGTTTTTGCTCGCGACCTCAAT